TCGGTCATGGCTTGTCTCCCTTCAGTTCTGTGAGGGTGGCGCGGGCCTGCATGATCGACCGCCAGCAGCACCAGATGTCGTGTGATACGCCAGCGCCATGCCTGACAAGCGCGGCAAGCGGGTCTGTATCGGCAGGCAGGTGGTTCTCGGGCAGCCAAGTTACCAGATGGTTGCCGCCGATCATGCAGCCTTCCAGCGCCTTCTCCGTCTTCTGCAACTTGCCCTCCAGCCATAGCGCATAAGCCTCCGCCTCCTTCGCATCCAAGCGGGCAGCTTCTAGCTGCTCGGTCAGCAGCTTGATGTGGGTGTCGCTCACAGCTTCCCCTCCCTCATCTTCCGAAAGACCACCTTGAACGCCTCGATCACGGCCCGCTCTACTTGCGCCTCGGTCATTGTATCTCCTCCATCTGGTAAAGCCGCCCTTCTCTCAGGTTCCCATCCCGGTCGAGATGGAACGCAGGGATCTCGACCCACTGACCTCCGAGATACTGCTCAAGACGCCAGCGGAAATTGTTCGACAAGATCAGCGGCCCAGCGTCGTAGTCGAGCATCCACTCGACCGCGCGGATCGTTCCTTCCTTCACTTCCTCGGTCATTTGCTCGGCCTCATCGGCGGAATCAGAACAGGCTCACGAACCGCGCGTAAACCAGCAGGCCTCGGCGGCGGAATCAGCACTGGCTCATACAGCCTATGCGTCTCGCACACAGTCACCGCGCCGGGCTCCTCATGCGCGATCAGCGCCTGCACGTCACGGCAGTGATCCATCTCGGCATACACGCCAACATAACCCTGCCAACCTGTGGACAGGCCGACAGTCAGGATCGTTACACTCAGAATTGACATTTTTCTCCCCTCCTATACGCAGGCTTGCTCACTTCGCTCGGGTCTCGTTTGTCTGGCTTCTGCAAGAACAACTCACGCTCCCGCAGCTTGGTGCCTAAACCCTGCTGCCGCAGCTCCTCTTCCAGCCAGTTGGGCAGAGGTTCCTCATGCGTTGCCATCTTTCCTCGCCTCCTGCTCGTTGAACAACTGGGCCCGAAGATCGACGATCTCGTCCATCGCCTCGTGGATCACATCAGCCACGCCCGCTGCGGGCATGACGCGCATGTCTTGGATATGGTGGTTGGCGATCTCGGCCCTCAGCGCCAGCCGCTCCAGCTTCGCCACGATGTCCATCCCATCACTCTCCATTGTTCAGCGGCTCCTGCACTATCCGCGCTGCGATCTGCGCGAGAGTCTTGATTTCGTTGGCACGCTCGACATTCCAGTATGCGCCAGCCGTCTTGTCGTTGGCGATCAGTTCAGCCACCCGCTCTATGCGGTTCAGCGTGGCGAACAGGTCTTTGATGTTCGGTTCAGCCCACTTTGCCATCGTGCTTCTCCAGTTCAGCCTTGTACATCTTCACGTCCAGCAGCAGCTCAGCCTTATCCGTGGCCAGTCTGGCCACGGTCTGTTGTAGGCGTGCTATCTCGTTACGCTGCTTGGCCAGCTTGGCACGCATCGTGTCCATGGTCTCGGCCATCACGACCGCTCCAACCGCTCAAGGACCTCAGTGAGGGACGCGCAGTAGAAGTCTCGGCCCGGCTTGGTCTTGTTGCCCGAGCCCCAGATCGACACCTTCACGCACTCCCCCCGGTCGTGCATGGTGGTCAGCACCGTGACGATCCGGTTATACTCGGGGAGGTTCTCCAACCGCGCTGTGTTGGGAAACAACTTGGCGTAGATAGACCCCACGGACCATGCGCCACCACCACGCACAAGCGAACGGACCGCCGCGCCCAAGTCCTGCGGCTCTGCGGTAACTGGTGCAGGGGCGGGCGTAGCCGCGGGCGTAGCCGCGGGCTCAGGCGCCGCACGGTTAAGTTTCACGAGCAGCCACGGGGTGCGGTGCTCCTTGCTGTTCGGGGCAAGCATACCCTCGACGGTCTCACCCACCTCCAGCTTGGACGCCATCGCCACGGACGATGGGATGTAGACGGTGTCGCCGTTGTCTACGCGCACGCCGAAGGCGCTGCCGGACGGGATGATGTTAGTGCAGAAGACTAACCCGCTGAAGACGGTGCTATTCACCGGCAGGGCGGTCGAAGTCGAGTTCGAGTTGACGTTCATCTGGAGTTTCTCCTCTGAGTAAAGATGCTATGCGGTCTGCGTTCTGTTCATTGATGAGTAGGGCGATACCCCCCGCGGCGGCTATGTCCGCGAGGTTCTTCTGTTGTAGCATGGTCGGCTTGTTCTTGCCGGCCTTGCACTCGATACCGAAGAAGGTGCCGTTCCAGCACCCCACGATGTCCGGCACACCACTGCTGCCGTAGCCCCCGGTGACAGGGTAGAAGTAGTAAGCACCGAGGGCCTTCAGTTGGGCGGTCACCCGCCGTTTGACTTTTGCTTCGGGTGTCTGTGCCATGCGGTCTCCTGTTAGTCAGGCACTAACCAAAATATGTTCTCGGCTATGCGTCGGCCCACGCCGTCCACTGGGTGCGTGGGGGGCACAGCACTCGTAAGCATGAGCACTGCGATCTTCTTCTGCATCCACTCTGGTAGTGCATCGACCGATGTATAGCTGCCGTCGTCTGATACGTCAAGTGTATCCATGCCAATGGATATCACATCTATATGTTTCATGGCGTCATGTATCTCAACGCGATATATTATGTCTTTCGGTAGTGGCTCGTCAGTATCCCACGTCATGGTTACCACGCACCGGCCCGCCTGTGTGGCGCGCAGGAAGTCATAGAAGAACAGGCGGGCCCGCTCGTCCAGTGCGTGCAGAAACTCGTCGGTTATGCGTGTGCACATTCTCATGCCTCAAGATAGAACATGTTACCCTTGGCCCGAACACCGACGCCCACGACCGCATGGTTTGGATCGACCATGCTGAGCAGCGACAGCTTGCCCGCTACTGCTTCCGGCAGCGTATCGTGCCGGTAGCGCGTGTAGTTCGGGTCCACCTTACACTGATACACCGTGTCGAAGCGCGGGATGTGGGCCACATCGAACACTGTCTCACCCTCCACCTCGTGCATCCACACGGCGATGCCGGGGTATTGCTTAGGCTGTGCAACGACGGCATCAGCAGCAGCCACTAGCTTCTCGATCTTCTCATGCACCTCCGGGTTGTGGAAGCGGTGCCCCGCTGTGAGCAAATAGCGAAACTCCTGCATGATATACCCGTTGGGGTTGACAGACCCGCCCAGCAGGCCACGCGCCAGATCGTTCATCAGCCGCTCGTCGTGCTTCTTGGCACGGAACACGGCGGACGCAGCATCCTCTGCCTGCACACTCATGGCCTCGGTGTTACTCTGCCTGCGGAAGAACTTGCTCGCAGTCTTGGCAGCTACCTTTATCTTGGATGTCTGCATGGCGTATTGGTCGCCGCGCTCCTTCTTGATGTGTGGAGAACGCACAACGTAGTTATAGTCCCGCAGCTTGTGGTCCCATACCAGCTGAAGTTCGCCCATCGCAAAGGCGTCCCCCCGATAGAACACATGCACGCGGTTGGATGCGGTAGAGTAGAACTCTGCGCTCGGGAACGCAGTCCGCACCAACTCGACAAGGTCAGCGAGTTGCGCCGTAAGGTCAGCCGATGGGTCAATGAAGTCGGCGACAAGTTTGTAGTTGTATGCCATCAGTTGTTCTCCTTGTGAAAGCTAGCGAATCTGTTGACCCAGCGCATGAACTGCGCACGGAACCGCTTCTGGTCTGCTTCGGTCTCGATATCCGTGATCCAGTCGCAGCGCAGACGCATCTGGTGGAGTGCGAACATACGCAGCGGGTGGTCGGGATCGGCAAGCACAGTGCGTGCGATGGGTGCCGGTAAGGGGTGGTTCCACAGGGGGCGCCACGGCGGATGCACGCGCAGGTCCTTCATGTATTCGTGCGCCTCCCGGACAAGGCCGTTCTCTACCCCCCAGTCTCTGCCCTTGCCGAACATTGGCAGTATGGCGCAGGCCCATGTGTAGAACTCCTCGACATCCTGCTTGTGCTCCGCCTTGAGTTCCCGGTCCACATACGGCTTGGACGGCGGGCGTGCTGCGAACTCTCCGTAAGTATGCACCCAGCGGTCGGGCGTGGTGTCGTCCCGGCGGAACACGAGGTAGCGCCCATCGCACCCGGCCACGAGATTGGTCTTGTCCCTGCGCTGCTCATACAGGGCGCGCGGTGTGGACTTGTGCTGCGGCAGGACATGCTTGCTGCTGCCCACCTTGATGAACTGCACACCCATGCGCGTCTGCTGGAACAGCATCTTAGCAGGCGTGTGCCGCCCGAGAAACAGATAGCGACAGGTTGCGAAACTGTGGGTTGCGTTGCGGATACGCACTGTCTCGGTGCCGTCGGCGTGGCGCTCCCACAGGATGGGCGCAAGCATGATGGTTTCTTCTGGCGTTGCGTCGACGCCATAGGCGAAGTCCCGAGTGGGTCCGCCCGTATACCAATCGGCCAGCGCATAGCTGTTAGTGCTTACCCTAACAATCCGCTCATAGAAGCGACGGCGGTCGCCGATAGGCCGGATGTCATGTTCTCTTGTGAAGCGGCTGCTGATGATGGGTTTGATCTTGTTGTAGTATGCCTCGACTTCAGCGAAGCTACCAAAGTTGGTCCAAGCTATTGCCATGTCAGGTCTCCTAGAAGTTGTTCACGATGCGGCGCTCGATACCGCACATATCCCAGAGCGCGTGTTGCAGGTGGGTCCCGTCGTCGGAACATATGTCGTAGGCTTCCGCGTCGTCCATGTTCTCGCCGATACGCAGCTTGCAGCCTGCGTAGTTGAAGTCGCGCTCCGCGCCGAACTTCTCAACAAGTTCCAGCATGTGCTCAAAGCCCTGCACATCCTCGTAACTCTCATACCATTTCACATCCGTGGCCTGATACCACAGCATGAAGCAGTCATCCCTGTCGTGGTTCTGCCATGCTCCTGCGAGGTTGTGCTTCTGCACGTGGGGGTTCATGCAGTAGACCGCCCACACCTCGTCCCGCTCCTCTTTGCTGTCAAACGCTACCGCCAACAGCACTTCGCTTCTGTATCCCATTGGCTTGCTCCTTGTGTGTATTAGAATGAGTGGTTTATTAGGCTGCGCGCATAACGCGCATACGCTTCACGAACGTCGTCGGGCCACAGGTCGTTGTGCACATCGACCAGCTTGGCCCTAAACACTTCCTTGCCGTCGAGATGGACCACGAAGTGGTCATGTTTCCATGTGTGGAGTGCCCGCCCCCCGCTGTGGATGTGCGTCCGCACCCTGCCCTTGATGTTCGACGGCGCGCGTCCGACGATATCGGCGATGCGGAACATCCGCTTGAGTTCACGGGCCGTCGCGATCTGTTTCTGCAGGCTGTCGACCAGCCGGTCGAGGGTGTCGTATACCTCGGCGTCTGTCATTGTTTCTCTCCTTTTATAGGTGTTGTGTGTTGATACGCACTGTCTTGCCGCAGTCGGGCGTAGCCCGCTCGTTGTCGAGGATGGCCCACAGCAGCGGGTGCTGCCACCGACCCCACGCACCGCCGAGATAGCCGTCGGTCAGCACGATCACCGCCTGTGCCTTGATCTGCTTGTCGTGCAGATACTTGGGCACGCACTCGACGGTGGTGCCGCCGCCACCCTTGGGCTTGGTTGACTGCGCCATGTTGGCAAACTCGTGCGGCTCATACCGCTCGTCGCCACGCACTGACGTGTCCCAATACAGGACGCGGATAGCCTCCGGGTGAACGGTATCGGCGATGCCCACAATCTCGCTGAAGAACGCATTGAGCGCACGCTGTCCGATGCTACCCGATGTGTCCACGGCCACCACGATCTCGCCGATCTGCTCGCTGATCCCGCTCGGCATGTAGATACCCGCGCCGATGTAGCGGCGGTTGGGCCGCCGCCACGTTGAATAGTCAGAGCCCGTGCAGGTGCTGGTCACGAACTCCCGCAGCGTCTCCTGCCACGGCACCTGCGGTGTCAGCAGGTTGTCGAGCCCGCGGTCCACACCCCCGCCCGTCTTGCCTGCCACCAGCGCACCCTGACGCAGCGCCTCGTCGATAGCCCGTGCGAGTTCGCGCTGCTCCTCGGCAGTCATCTCCTGCGCGTCCTCCCACCCGTGCTCGTCGAAGCCGTCGCCCTGTCCGCCACCGCCGTTCCCGCCGTTGCCCTGCTGCTTGAGGTCGTTGAACACCCGTGCGCTGTCCCACCTGAGATACTTCATGTCACAGCACCCGGCGGTGAGCGGGCCGGTCATCGTAGCGAAGCCGTCGCTGTTCTCCTCGACAGTCTCGGTGTTGATGACATGATCGCACGCTTGATTTGCAAGGTCGCGGTCCTCCTGCCACAGGTGCTGCCATGTGGTGAGATGCTTATACATCTTGTGCTTGACCTCGTGGATCACGAGGAACCGCAACTCGGCATCGTTCAGACTGTCCACGAAGGCCCGGCCATACACCTCGTCCTTGCCGTTAGTGTAGGCAGTGGGAGTGTTGTCACACACCCGCTTGCTCCCGATCATCAGCACGCCGGTCAGTGCGCGGTAGCGGTCCTTGGCCATGATGTCGATCACGGCCTTCTGGATGCGCTGCTCCGCTGTTAGTGCCTTACCTAACATCAGCATCACTTGACTCCCTTGGTTTCGGCCAGCGCGTCTGCGTAGCCCAGTTCATAGGCACCGACATGCCGGCGCCACTTGTAGATTGTCCCCGTGGACACGCGGTGTGCCTCTGCTGCCAGCTTGACGCTGGTCAGCGCGGCGTCGTCGAGCGCCTTGCGACGCACGGAGTTAGACAGGCCGTAGTTGTGGTTATACAGCCGCTCAAGCGGATCATACTTCATGGCTTGCTCCTTGGTTTGTGGTTACTTCTTGTCAGACGCGAACATGTGGCTGTTCGCCATCGCCCAGCGGGTAAAGAGCCCGTTGGTCATCACCATTGCCTGCTTGGAATACTTGGGCGAGCGCACACCGTTTGCGAACATACCCTGTGCCTCGGCCGGCAGGCGGTCGAGGTAAGTCATCCACGCGTCGATCCAGTCCCGCTCGATGGCAGCGAGCGTGCGATACACCACCATGCAGACGCCTGCGGCGTTGTCGGGCACCTTGGCGTTGCTCGGATCGTCCTTGATAGACTGGAGCGACGGCAGCTTGTCCGCGAGTGCAACGAACGCCATCAAGTCCATCGCCGCACGCTCACCGATAGTGCCACCCAGCGCAGCGATCACAGTCTGGTCGTCCATGAGCGCACGCTGCTTCAAGATGTCGGATGCTGCTTCAAGCGAGCGCGGCGTGACGAACGCCGCACGCTGTGCACGGGGGTGGTAGATGTAGGGGTTCTCGTCCGGGTCCTTCATCTCGGTGAAGTCAGCGAACAGCTGCGGGTTGTCCTTGCACCAGCCCAGCAGGGTGTGGTCCACCCCATTGTTGATACCCCATTCGATCCACTCCATGTTACTCGGCTTGCGCGACGTGACCACCATGATGCGGTTGCGCGCATGGGGTGGCAGCATGTCCCCGACACCCTCGGCACCGAGGTTAGTCGTTGCGAACACGATACTGTCGGGGTGCAGGGTGTAGCTGCCGATCTTGCGCTCCAAGATGAGGCGCAGCAGGGCGTTCTTCACCGCCGGGTTAGCCTTACCGAACTCGTCGATCATCAGGAGCACCGGGCCGTCGTGGTGTGCACCGAGTTCTTCGTTAGTGGCATAACTAACATATGCCGCCCCGGCCCCAGCCTCTGCGATGCGCGGCAGGGTGATGTCACCGAGGTCCTTCGTGGTGCAGTCGAAGTAACACGCGGTATGCGTGGGCAGGCTGTGTGCGAGGGTCTTGAGCAGCGAGGACTTGCCGGTGCCCATATGTCCCTGCACGAGGACGGTGCGCTGGTGGCCCACGGCCTTGATGAGCGTGGTGATCTGGTCGAGCCCGAGGGCGTAGAGGCTGTTGAAGTTTGTCATGGCTTGCTTCTCCTTGTTTTCTTACATCAGTGACGGCAGCGCGGCGATTGCCGCGTCGATAGACTTCTTGGTATCCGCACGCAGGCGTGCGTCTTCACGCAGGTTGTCCGGCGTCACGCCGCGCAGCGCGCGCTCCAGCGTGTCGGCCATCTCGGCCATCTGCACGGACTGTGTGATGTTACAGGCCCGCAGCAGGTCGATCATCTCGACGACGTTCTCCACGAGGCTGTCGCGGAAAATCTTCTTCTGCTCCGCAGGGCCATAGTCGAGCCGCTCCGACATGCGGATGAGCACGGCGTGGGTGCGAGACCAGAGGTCGTTCATGGCAGCGTTCAACTGCTCGGTGAATGCCGACGCATACTGCTCACGCAGGACAGCCTGCGCCTCGTTGCCCACGTCCACCCGGAAGTCACCCGCGTCCGGCAGCGGGATGTAGGTGAACCGGAACTTGAACTTGTCGCGCAGCCCGTCCACGTCGGGATACTCCTCGGCGTTGAACAGATGGCCCAACTTGGCCTGCGCCTGCGTGATTTCCCATGCGTATGCACCGAGGAAGGCATCCACGAGCCGCGTGAACTCGTCGCGCAGGGCCGTCATCTGCTGGTGATACTTGAAATACTGGGTGGTCGGCAGCAGCCGCAGCCCGCTGTCGGACCAAGGCATGGTGGCAGAGTAATGCACGTTCCGGGTGTTCCCGGCGAACTTCTGCACGGCGTCGAGTTCCGCGCAGTCCCCGAGCAGGTGCTTGCTCACGCTGGCAACGCCCTTCTGTGCGTTGTTAAGGCGCGTCACGTCGTCGGACGCTGCACGGTCCTTCTTCCGTGCGGTCCACGTCGAGATGTTGAGTTCCACCAGCATCGCACTCGATGCGATGGACGGGGCAGAGAGCGTGGACGGCGCGGTCATGGTCATGTTCATATCAGTCTCCTGTTTGGTTTGGGTTAGTTGTCGACTAACAGTAAATTACCTCGGTTTCTGATTCAGATGTTTCAGCTCCTCCTTCTTCGTTATCCTCGCGCGATATCTTCGCATCGCCGCGTTCCTGCATGTGCGACACATTCGTATGCCCTTCTTGTCGATGTAGGTGGTCTCCTCGGTATACTCGTGTCCGTTGCGGCAGTGCGTATGCTCTCCGTATTTTGGAGCCTCTAACGGGATATTTTTGGCGATGCGGTAACGCACGGTCTCTAGGTGCAAGCCGGTTGCGGCGGCCTGTGTGCGTAACCCGCGCGCCCTTTGAGAAACCTCTCCCCTGTTGTAGTTCTGTTCGCTCGTCGTGGCCCACCGCACGTTGCCGGGCTCGTAGCCCCTGTCGTTGTCGATACGATCTACAGAATACCTCCTGCCATCCGACGGTTTCGGCCCTATGTCAGCGTAGAAAGCTAGGAAGTTATCCTGCCACTCTGGGTGCACGGTTAGGCCCTTTGCGACATACCGCGCGCACTGTTTGCAGCGTGCTTTCATCCACACCCAATGTTTATACTCCGGTGTGGAATACATGCCGTGCCTGTAGTTGGGGTTTTTTCCACCCGTCTGGTCATGACGCTGCATACTTGTTCAACTCCTTTAGTTGCTCCTTTCGAGTTATTAGCGTGTATCCCTGTTTGTGTCCAGACAAACTTATGCACCAGCCAGCGCGGGCTTCGCGTGCGGCCTTATCTCCGCAGGCAAGGCACAGGTTGTAGCCCAGCGCAGCGCGCGCAGGCGGGAACGGGGCGCCGCAGTCGAAGCACTCTACGAGTGCAGGCTCCACCGGCTCCGCCGGCTCCACCGGCTCCGCCGGCTCCACCGGCTCCGCCGGCTCCACCGCGCTCATACGTCACCCCACTTCTCGAAGGTCGGCACCGGCAGGATGCGGTGGCCCGAGGCGATGTAGGTGCGCGCAGGGCGCGGGGGCTTGCGGTCGATACCGCGGAGCGGGGCGTCACGCAGCGCCGAGACTGTAAAGGCACGGCGACCGGCTGCGGAGCGGTAGCCCGCACGGATGTAAGTGATGGCCTCGCCGTCACGTGCGAGGAACTCAGCAACGAGATCAGTTAGTTCCGAACTAACAGCAGGGGTGGTGAGAGGTGTAGGCACGGGCTGTCTCCTTGTTAGTGCTGCACTAACTAGCAGCGGGGTGGGCAGAACTTCCTATTACTACTTACAGTATAGCAGAAGTGAGGGTTCATGTCAATGTTTGCAGGGGGTGCTTTGGTAATGATCTTGCGCGGTTTGGTAATGTTCTTTCGTGAGCGGAAAATCACGTGAAGTGTGAGGTGTAAGTCCTTGGCAGGACGTAATGTTCTAATGTTCTGTGTAATGTTCTGTTCAAATGGCCTGTAAGTCCTTGAAAAGATTGAACTGTTCGTTTGTTCGGTTTTAGGAGCGTTTTAAGGCCCCCTAGAGTATTTTTAGGCACTGGAACAAACGGGAGCACAAACGCCGTCAGAACTGCCTCGTTAGGAAAGGGTATATGTGTGTCATAGAACATTATAGTAGTAGTAGTAAGATTAGATAGATATAGATAAAAAACTACAACATCCAGCATGTCAAAAGGGAGCGGTGCTCAACACCGTGCACCACGGCGCACCACGTTTACATAATGATCTAACACTGACCGAACATTGCGGAACATTACGGAACATTTGGAACATTACGTAATATCAATGAGTTAGTCGCGCACTAACAGCTGGGGCGCCGCGCTCCTCTAGTAACTGGTGCAGTAAGATGCCACACGCTGCGCGTGCGTGGTGCTACGTGCCTATGTGTTAGTCGCGCACTAACAACCCAGCGTGCCCCGATCCGCGGCCTAGGGCTCAGCGCTCCTCTGGTAACTGGTGCATGAGGCCCCGCGCGCGGTGCGCGCAGGGCATGAAAAAACCCGCGTGCCGAAGCACGCGGGTTTGATTGTCAGGGCGTGAGCCAGAGGAAGGCGAACAGAACGGCAAACAGTATGACGACGCCAAGGGCGTTTTCGATGTGGTTTCTCATGTGATGTCGGGGGCGGCTTGCGCCGCCCCCGCCCCTGCTAGCAGATGCGCTTATTTAGCGCGCGAAGGTCGCGCAGGAAGTCGTCGACGTCGAATCCCCAATCCGTGCCCTTCTTAACGGCCGTTTCAATCGCGGTAAACGCGTCGCGAAGCTTTTCAACCGGTGACGTCGCATTCTTCACGACGCCAGCTCGCTTGGCCTCGTCTTTGGCGAGCGCGCGCTGCCAACGGCCAATGATAGAACCGATTTGCATATGCCAATGGCGACGTTCTGCCTTGTCGGTATCACGCACGGCATTAGGCGGCAGTGCGAGCAGTTTCTGGATGCGTGCATCAAATCCCGCAACGACGGCCACTTTCAATGCGGCCCAGCTTTCTTCAGTTGCAGTCGAGCCCTCAGTTTGCGTCGACTTCAAAGCCGATGCCGCGACGTTATCAGCGCGCAAGGTGTCCAGAAACTTGCGCTGCGCCTTCTCACCCGCGACGATGGCTGCGGATGCAGTGGTGACGGCCTTCAGAGTGGAAGCAGTAAACATGGCAGTTCTCCTAGCTAATCGGGCCGCACCATTGCCGCCCGATGATTATTTGTCGCATGTCCAGCCTAAGAAATCAACACACCATCCGACACGCCTTGGCACGATTCGCCACTGTTAGTTACTAAACTAACAGCCCGCGCGGCACACTAGGGGCATGGCACGAATCGTGGGGGCGCGACCCCTACCCATACCGGGGGCACCACTTGGCAAACGGGACTCCGCGCGCGTCCTATGTACTACTAATCCACACAAACAACTCCCCCTCCCCCATTTTCGTACGCTATTTGTTCTTAATACGTACAGGAAACACCCCCCTTAAAGGGACCCGTTGGGTCCCCCGCTTGACGGGATATCATATCATGCTGCATATTACGTAAACGGCCACACCAGCCTGCGAGAGACGATGACACTGGAACTCGTGCCCGAGTTGGGGGTGCCTCTGACTGTAGAGGCGCCATATACGGACCTCCGCCACCGGCTGGAGGCCGCGTGCAGTACATTGGACGAGCTCGGGCTGGTGCCGGAACCGTCGGATGCCGACATGGAGGCTGCGGAGCAGCTGGCGCGAGACTATGCGGAGGCCCCGGACGCCACCTCCAAGGCGATGACCCACAAGCGGATGGCCAAGACGACGCCCGCGGCGCTGCTGCTGACCAAGCATATTCTGGACGAGTTCGGCCATAGGGTCGCCGATGATGCGGTGCAGATACGCAATCTGGTCACGAACAAGCTGGTGCAGGAGACGGAGAATCCCGATCCGAGGGTGCGGTTGAAGGCGTTGGAGCTGCTCGGCAAGATCAGCGACGTGGGGCTGTTTGCCGAAAAGAGCGAAGTTACCGTAACGCACCAGACGACGGACGATATCAAGGCTCGGCTGCGCGAGAAGCTGGCCCGTCTCGTGAATCCGGAGCTGGAAGATGCCGTTGTCGTCGAGGGCGAGGTCATCGACGTGGATGCCGAGCTCGGGCTGAAGGTGCCGGATGACGACTGACACCCTCGGATTTACAGAGGAAGAACTCAACGCGCTCCTCGACAACGTGGACGAGCTGTCCCCGGTGGAAGCTGCAGAGGTCGAGCGGATGCTCGACGAGCTGATGGCCCGGAAACGCAACACCGCGGCCTATGACGACCTGATTGCCTTCTGCAAACGGATGCAGCCGGACTACAGGGTAGGAAAGCACCACAGAATACTCGCGGATCAGCTCATGGCCCTCGAACAGGGTGCAAAAGACCGCGTGTGCGTGAACATGCCACCACGTCATGGCAAGTCACAGCTCGTATCCATCATGTTTCCGGCGTGGTTTTTGGGTCGAAATCCCACCAAGAAGGTGATGATGGTGTCTCACACCACCGATTTGGCCGTCGATTTCGGTCGGAAGGTGCGAAATCTGATCGCTACGAGCGAATACAAGGAGATTTTTCCCGCTGTGGCCCTCGCTTCGGACTCCAAGTCCGCGGGGCGCTGGAATACGAGCGCCGGAGGCGAGTACTACGCCGCTGGCGTAGGCTCCAGCATCGCCGGAAGGGGTGCAGACCTGCTGTTGATCGACGATCCGCACTCCGAACAGGACGTTTTGAGCGGTAATTTCGAGGTTTTTGACAAGGCATACGAGTGGTTCACCTACGGGGCGCGGACGCGCCTCATGCCGGGTGGTCGGGTGGCTATCGTGGCCACCAGATGGCACATGGACGACTTGACAGGGCGTGTTACGCGCGACATGGCGCAGAATGACGACGCCGATCAGTACGAAATCATTGAATTTCCGGCTATTTTGGAGACTGAGAGCGGGCAAAAGCCCCTCTGGCCGGAGTTTTTCGACCTGCAGGCGCTGATGCGGACAAAGGCCAGTATGCCTGTGTTCCAGTGGAACGCGCAGTACCAGCAGCAGCCCACGGCCGAGGAAGCCGCCATAGTGAAGCGGGAGTGGTGGCAGGAGTGGCGCCTCGATGACCCTCCCCCGTGCGAATACATCATCATGTCTCTCGACGCCGCGGCCGAGAAGCACAACCGGGCGGACTACACGGCGCTGACGACGTGGGGAGTCTTCTACAACGAAGACGCTGGCGCGCATCACATTATCTTGTTAAACAGTATCAAGCAGCGGTTGGAGTTCCCGGAGCTCAAGGAGCTCGCCATGCGCGAGTATCGCGAGTGGGAGCCAGACAGCTTCATCGTCGAGAAGAAGAGTGCGGGGACCGCGCTCTATCAGGAGATGCGGCGCATGGGTATATCCGTGCAGGAGTACACACCGCACCGAGGCTCGGGGGACAAGCTTGCGCGCCTCAACAGCGTGGCTGACATCGTGGCGTCGGGTATCTGTTGGGTGCCTCAGACACGGTGGGCCGAGGAGCTCGTGGAGGAGATAGCGGGGTTCCCCTTCGTGTCGCATGACGACCTCGTGGACTCCACTGTGATGGCCCTGATGCGGTTCCGTCAGGGCGGGTTCATCCGCCTGCCGACTGACGAGCCGGAGGAGCCGAGATTCTTCAAGCAACGCCGGGGCGGCTACTACTAGGAGATAAGCTATGGCTATCGAGAAGGGACTCTACGCCGCTCCGCAGGGGCTGACAGAGGACGACGAGGACGAGGGCGAGCTGGAGATCGAGATCATCGACCCGGAAGCCGTGACGCTGGACGACGGGAGCGTGGAGATCACGCTGATCCCCGACGCCGAAGAGAGCGACCTGCTGCCCTTCGATGGTAACCTCGCGGAGGCCATGGACGACGGGGAGATGTCGGTGCTCTCCTCGGACATCCTCGGGCTGGTGCAGGCCGACATCGACAGCCGCAAGGACTGGGCGGACTCATTCGTCAAGGGGCTGGAGGTGCTCGGGTTCCGCTACGAGGAGCGTAGCGACCCGTGGGAGGACGCCTGTGGGGTGTACTCGACGGTGCTGGCCGAGGCGGCTATCCGGTTCCAAGCGGAGACTATGTCCGAGACATTCCCCGCTGCAGGGCCGGTGAAGGTCAAGATTCTCGGCGAGGAGACAAAGGAGAAGACCGAGGCCGCCATGCGCGTCAAGGCGGACATGAACTATGAGCTGACAGAGCACATGGTGGAGTACCGCCCGGAGCACGAGCGGATGCTCTATGCGCTGGGGCTGGCCGGGTCTGCGTTCAAGAAAATCTACTTCGACCCGAGTCTTGGACGGCAAGTAGCCGTCTATGTGCCTGCTGAGGACATGATCGTGCCATATGGCGCGAGCCATCTGGAGACCGCGGAGCGTGTGACGCACGTCATGCGCAAGACCAAGAACGAGCTCAACAAGCTGCAGGCTGCGGGGTTCTACCGCAAGGTTGATCTCGGAGAGCCGCAGGCGTTCCATACGGACATCGAGGAGAAAAAGGCCAAGGAGGGCGGCTACAGCCTCACCGACGACAACCGGTATACGATCTACGAGATTCACGCGGACCTCGTGATCGACGGTATCGACGAGGAGGACGAGGACGACATCTCCATCGCCAAGCCCTATGTCGTGACTATCGAGCGTGGCACGGGTATGGTGCTGGCGATACGCCGAAACTGGAACCCTGATGATCCGCTGATGCTCAAGCGGCAGCACTTCGTGCACTACCCCTACGTGCCGGGGTTCGGGTTCTACGGGCTGGGGCTCATCCACATCATCGGGGGCTACGCGCGGGCGGGCACAAGTATCATCCGTCAGCTCGTGGACGCCGGCACGCTGGCTAACCTGCCCGGGGGGCTCAAGTCCAAGGGGCTGCGCGTCAAGGGCGACGACACACCCATCGCGCCGGGTGAGTTCAGGGACGTCGACGTGCCGTCGGGGTCTATCCGCGACAACGTGATGCCGCTGCCGTACAAGGAGCCCAGCCAGACGCTGCTCGCGCTGCTGGACCGCATCACAAACGAGGGGCGGCGCCTCGGGGCTATCTCCGACATGAACATCTCGGACATGTCGGCTAACGCCCCTGTGGGTACCACGCTGGCGCTGCTGGAGCGCACGCTGAAGCCCATGGCCGCGGTGCAGGCCCGCGTGCACTACGCCATGAAGCAGGAGTTCAAGCTGCTCAAGGCCCTCATGGCCGAGTATGCCCCCACGGACTATGCCTACCAGCCGCACAGGGGCGAGGTGAGCGCGCGGCAGGCCGACTACACCATGGTCGACGTGATCCCGGTCAGCGACCCTAACAGCTCGACCATGGCCCAGCGCGTGGTGCAGTATCAGGCTGTGTTGCAGATGGCGCAGGCTGCGCCCCAGATATACGACCTGCCGCAGCTGCACCGCCAGATGATCGAGGTGCTGGGTATCAAGAACGCCGACAAGCTCGTGCCGACACGCGAGGATGCGGTGCCGGTGGACCCCGTCAGCGAGAACATGAACGCGCTGATCGGCAAGCCCCTGCGGGCCTTCATCTACCAAGACCACCAAGCGCATATCGCGTCGCACATGTCGTTCATGCAGGACCCGATGATCGCGCAGATGATCGGGCAGAACCCGCAGGCGCAGCAGATCATGGCCTCGCTGCAAGCCCACATCGCCGAGCATCTTGGGTTCCAGTACCGCCAGCAGATCGAGGAGCGGCTCGGGGCTCCGCTGCCGCCGCCGAACGAGGAGCTGCCAGAGGAGATCGAGGTCAACCTCGCGCGTCTCGTGGCCGACGCCGGCAAGCAGCTCACGCAGTCACATCAGCAGCAGGCGGCGCAGCAGGCGGCGCAGCAGCAAGCCCAAGACCCGATGTTCCAGCTCGCGCAGGCGGAGGTGCAGGTCAAGCAGGCCGAGGTGCAGCGCAAGGCGGCAAAGGACCAAGCAGACTTGCAGCTGCGGGCGCAACAGCTTGCGCTGCAGGCCCAGAAGACGCAGGCCGACAACCTCATCAAGGCCAAGGACACGCAGATCGCCCAGCAGGAGGTCGACATCGAGGCGCGGCGCATGGGTGTGGAGCTCGCGCAGCGTAAGCGCGACATGGAGAACAAAGTGGACTTGGCGATCATGCAGACCGTCGTGAACGCGCAGCGTGCGCAGCAAAAGCCCAAACCGGCAAAGGAGTAACCGATGCCGAAGACCGTCTTTGACGTGCTTAAGGACAACATCGACGAGCAACTCTCGTCTGCGATGGATTTTCTGAAGGGGGGCGCTCCCAAGGACTACGCCCACTATCGGGAAGTTGTTGGCTTAATTCGGGGTCTCGAAGCCAGCAAGTCGTACATAGAAGACCTCTCGCGAAACTTCATGGAAAGCGATGATGACTGAAGATACTGAACTGGAAGCGCAACTCCCGGTACCCGCGGGATACTTCTTGCTGGTAGCCATGCCTGATGTCGACGCGACGTACGACGGCACCAGCGTGCTGAAGACAGACGCGCAGCGCGAGCTTGAGAAGGTCATGTCGACCATCGGGCTTGTCCTCGACATGGGGCCGCAGGCGTACCGAGACCCGGATAGGTTCCCCCACGGGCCGTGGTGCAAACCCGGTGACTATGTGATGTTCCGCGCAAACACGGGCACACGGTTCAAGATCAAGGGTACCGAGTACCGACTTATGAACGACGACTCCGTGCAGGCCGTGGTTGCGGACCCGCGGGGCGTCTCGCGCGTGTGAGGGGTAAACAATGCCTATTCAGAAAGTAGAGTTTACGTTCCCCGACCCGGATGATGACGAGCGCATCGAGGTGTCGAGCTCGACGGCAGAGGCCATCACGCCTCCTGCCAAGGGTAAACGCGCAGCTCCGGAGCCTGAAGAGGCGTCGGAAATCGAGATCGAAGTCGTCGACGATACGCCGAAAGCGGATAGGGGGCGCAAGCCGTCCGAGCCGCCGGAGGAGGTCACCGACGAGGAGCTCTCCGAGTATTCCGACAAGGTGCGTAAGCGCATCAAGCACTTCAGCAAGGGCTATCACGACGAGCGCCGAGCCAAAGAGGCCGCGCTGCGGGAGAAGCAGGAGCTGGAGCGGCTGGCGCAGCAGCTTGTCGAGGAGAACAAGCGGCTCAAGGGTACCGTCGGGAAGAACCAGACGGCGCTGCTAGAGCAGGCGAAGAAGAACGCCGCGGTAGAGGTCGAGCAGGCCAAGAAGGCGTACAAGGACGCCTATGAGGCAGGTGATTCCGAAGCTGTCGTTGTAGCGCAAGAACAGCTAACCGCTGCTAAGATTAAGGCAGACAAGGTAGCCAATATTAAGTTACCACCTTTACAGGAGTCTGAGACTCCTGTACAACCAGAAGGTACATCCGCCCCGGCACCTTCTGCCGACCCCAAAGCGGAGGCATGGCGAGCTGCCAATCCTTGGTTTGGGGTAGACGACGAGATGACGAGCCTTGCGCTGGGGTTGCATAGCAAGCTCGTCAAACAGGGCGTGAGCCCGCAGAGTGATACTTACTACGAGAGGTTGAACTCTCGTATGCGCGAACTCTTCCCCGATCAGTTCGAGGATGCTGGAGAGCCCGAGGCACCTAAGCCGAAACGCACAGCACAAGTTGTCGCACCCGCTACGCGGAGCACGGCCCCTAAAAAGGTCACCCTTACGCAGACACAAGTGCAGATCGCTAAACGACTTGGGGTCCCGTTGGACAAATACGCCATGCAGGTTGCGTTGGAGATGAGGAGATCACAGAATGGCTGAGAATCGCATAGCGCGCGATCTCGACACCCGCGAGAAAACGGCCCGTAGACGGGCTTGGCAACGGCCTGAGGTACTCCCCTCGCCGAATCCCGAGCCGGGCTATGAATTTCGCTGGGTACGTGTGAGCACACACGGGCAAGTCGACGCCACGAATGTGTCCTCGAAGCTGCAAGAAGGTTGGGAGCCTGTGAAGGCGGTGGACCACCCCGAGATCACGGTAGTCGCAGTGAACCATGACAAGTTTGCTGACAACATCGTCATCGGTGGCCTCATGCTGTGCAAGGCACCCACGGAGATGATTCAGGAGCGTACCGAGTGGTTCGAGAACCAGACGCGTGCGCAAATGCAGTCCGTGGATAACAACCTGATGCGGCAGAGCGACCCGCGGATGCCGCTGTTCAATGAGCGGAAGACGCAGGTTACCTTCGGCAAAGGAACTTAACTCAGGAGCTCACCATGGCTTATCCCACTGTGTCGGCCCCGTACGGGCTGAAACCGATCAATCTGATCGGGGGACAGGTGTTCGCCGGTGCCACTCGCCAGATTCCGATTGCTTCGGGCTATGCTACGTCGATCTTCAATGGCGACGTGGTCAAGCTTGTCAGCGACGGCACGCTGGAGAAGGAAACCGGGACGACCACCGCTACTCCGGTTGGCGTCTTTCTGGGGTGCACCTACACGGACCCCACCCTGAAGTACAAGCTGTTCAGCCAGTACTTCCCGGCCAACACGGTCGCGAGCGACATCCAAGCGTATGTCGCGGACGACCCTGACCAGCTCTTCAAAGTGGCGCTCGTGTCTGGCACGACTGTCATCGCTGGTTACGGCCGCACCGTCGTTGGCAACAACGTTCCGCTCGTGCAGAACGCGGGTAGCGCCAACACCGGCAACTCTGCGGTAGCAGTAAACGGGGCCTCTGCGGCTACCACTGTTTCGCTCCCGATCCGCATCATTGATGTGGTTCCGGAGACTGTCGATGCTTCGGGCAACTACACCGAGGTCATCGTCAAGTGGAACGCGCCGTACTTCACCCTGTCTGAGGGCACGCCGAACACGATCACGTGGGCTGGCGGTCATCAGTATCTCAATCCGCTTGGCGTGTAATAAGGAGTGATGTGAGATGGCAATTTCGCGCGCCCAACTTCTCAAAGAGCTCCTTCCCGGCCTGAACGCCCTGTTCGGCATGGAGTACGCTCGCTATCCCGAAGAGCACAAGGAAATCTACGAGACTGAGACTTCCGAGCGCTCATTCGAGGAGGAAACGAAACTATCGGGCTTTTCTGCAGCGCCTGTCAAAAACGAGGGCTCCGCTATCTCGTACGACAACGCGCAAGAAGCGTGGACGGCCCGGTATACGCATGAAACCATCGCCATGGGTTTCTCGCTCACTGAAGAGGCCATCGAGGACAACCTCTATGACTCTCTGTCGGCGCGTTACACCAAGTCGCTGGCTCGTGCGATGGCCTACACCAAGCAGGTTAAGGCCGCAGCCATCCTGAACAACGCGTTTGCGTCGGGTACGACGTATGGCGACGGTAAGTCGCTCTGCGCCACCGACCACCCGCTTGTTTCGGGCGGCACCAACTCGAACCGGCCCACCGTCGGTGCTGACCTGAACGAGACTTCGCTCGAAGCCGCAGTGATCCAGATCGCTGCTTGGACGGATGAGCGCGGCCTCCTTATCGCGGCGAAGCCGCGTAAGCTGGTCATCCCGCCGGCTCTGCAGTTCGTCGCTACCCGCCTGCTGGAGACGGAACTCCGTGTCGGCACGGCTGATAACGACATCAACGCGCTGCGGAACAACGGGTCGATCCCCGACGGCTACACCGTCAACCACTGGCTGACGGACACGAACGCTTGGTTCCTGATGACCGACGTTCCGAACGGCCTGAAGCACTTTGTCCGCTCGCCGATGTCGACCTCCATGGACGCCGACTTCGACACGGGCAACTCCCGCTATAAGGCCCGCGAACGTTACAGCTTCGGGGTGTCTGATCCTTTGGGCATCTTCGGTTCGCCCGGCGCTTCTTGATAGAAATCAAGAGCTTAACCATGAAACCCCCGCTTCGGCGGGGGTTTTTTGTGGTTCGCCGGTACAAAAAATTCACAAGTACGTCTATCGTTACCTAGGATAGTACCGCTAGAGGTTGCAGCGGTTCCCCTCTTTCTTTTTGCTTTCTTATGCTGTACAGTGCCTGCAGTTCCTGACGGCTGCGCGGTGCAGCCGACCCTAGCCACGACAGGAGACTCACATGGCTGTACGTTTTACTGGTCCGATCCTTTTTGCGGGGAAGGACGCCCCTCGTCTGTGGTTCGCAGACATGCCCATCGACAAGAACCCCGACTTCATCACCTTCTGGGATGATTTCACGGGTGTCACGCTGGATGCCACCAACGACTGGACCGTTGTGAAAGATACCAACGCGACTGTCGCCATTGGCGCGGATATCGTTGGCGGGGTCGCGGTTCTGACTTCGGAAGCCACAACCGATGATGATGGTGCGTCGATTCAGGGCAACGAAATCTTCGCCCTCTCGGCTGGCAAGGACATCTGGTTCGAAACGAAGCTCTTCATCACCGACGCCGAAGGCGACGCGATGGATGTTTGCGTGGGCATGACGGTTAACTTTGCCACGAACCCTGAGGCCATGCTCACCGCTGCGGACCGCATCGTGTTCCAGATCAACGACGGCGACAGCAACATTCTCTGCAAGACCGAGAAGGACGGCACCGAGACGTCGACCGATTCGGGCGTCGACATCGTCAGCGGCACGTCGGTCATCCTCGGGTTCCGTGTTGTGGGTACGAGCTATGTGCAGTTCTTTGTGAACCGCCAGCTCGTTGCTACGCACACGACCAACCTGCCGGATGACGAGAACCTGACTGTTGCAGCGATGGAGCTGTCGGGCTCGGCTACCGGCACCAAGTCGATGTCCATAGACTACCTGTTTGCCACCGCGGATCGGTGAGGGGCTGTTGATGGCTAAGGCAATCACCAAGAAGGCCCCCGCTGAACCTACAAAGCCGCTGCCCCCCAAGGGCAGCGCCGCGTACAAGGCGATGGTCCTCCGCGGAGAAATCAAGGAGGCGTGACCTATGGGTATGTCTGGAGACGTCTGGTCCGTAACGCAGCAGTCGGACGCGGACTTCTATGTTGAGGCGGTCACCCCCGTTGCCGGGGGCGCGCTTACCGTTGCCAACTCAGTACCCGCGCGTAACGGGGTCGGGTATCAGGTTACGGTCACCTCTGACGGTGCGGACGGCGGGCGTACGTTCACTGTCACCGGCATCGGTATGGATGGCAAGGTGCTGACCGAGGCTATCACCGGGCCGGCTACCACAACCGTAACGGGCTCGTCCTACTTTGTAGAGGTCACGGGGGTGTCGGTTGACGCCGCCACCGCGGGCTCGATCACGGTGGGATACGGCGGCAACTTCTCGCTCCCGAAGACGCGCATCAAGCATGTGTACTACGAGGCTAGCGCCACGGCGGGGACTATCACCGTCACGCGCGCAAGCGACAGTGCGCAGCTGTTCTACCTCCCCACGCCGTCATCTGAAGACCACACGGACGGGCTGCTCATGCCGGGTGAGGGCATCCTCACCGCCTACACGGTGAACGATTACGCAACGGTGGCTACGACCAACTTGGTCGTGCTGAACCTCATCTGCGGGTAAGCCCATGGCCAAGACTCCGGCATGGCAGCGCAAGGAGGGACAGAACCCGAAAGGCGGCCTGAACGCCAAGGGTCGTGCCAGCTACAACAAGGCTAACCCCGGCAAGCCGGGGTTGAAGGCTCCGCAGCCCGAGGGCGGCCCTCGCAAGAAAAGCTTCTGTGCCCGGATGTCCGGAATGCGTAAGAAAATGACGAGCGAGAAGACGCGCAACGATCCGAACTCGCGGATCAATAAGTCGCTGCGGGCGTGGCGGTGTTGAGATGCCAGCAAAGTCTGAAAAGCAGCGACGGTTCATGGCTGCGGTAGCAAACAACCCCAAGTTCGCAAAGAAGGTCGGGGTGCCTCAGAAGGTCGGAAAGGAGTTCTCGATGAAGAAGTACCAGATGGGCGGTATGGCCGCTATGGGCGGTGAGACCGAGGAAGAGCGTCGTCGCCGTATGATGCGCGGTGCCATGGGCGGTGGCATGGGCGGTGGCATGGGCGGTGGCGGTGCCATGCCTGCCATGAAGAAGGGCGGCATGGCCAAGATGAAGAAGTACGCCAAGGGCGGCAAGGTCACCCGTGGCGACGGCATGTGCTCCAAGGGGCACACGAAGGGGAAGATGGTCTGACCGATGGGCCGCACCAACGAAGCTCTCTGGGAGAAGGCCAAGTCGCAGGCTAAGGCGAAGATGGGTGGTAAGCACTCAGCTCGCGCCATGCAGCTTGCGGGCAAACTCTACAGAGAGAAGGGTGGCGGCTACACCGGTGCTAAGACAAAGGCTCAGAAGAGCATGTCTAAGTGGACCAAGGAAGATTGGGGGACAAAGAGCGGGAAGCCTTCTGGTGAAACGGGCGAGCGTTACCTGCCGAAGAAGGCGCGTGAAGCGCTGACTCCGTCCGAGTACGCTGCCACGACCCGAGCCAAGCGCGAGGGCACAAAGAAGGGCCAGCAATTTGTCCCCCAACCCAAACGCATCGCAGCTAAGACTGCGCCCTACAGGAGGTAGCTGTGGCAGAGAAGTGGATTCAGAACGCGATCAAGAAGCCCGGTGCCCTGCGTGAGAGCATGGGCGTCAAGAAGGGCGCCAAGATTCCGCCCAAGAAGCTTGCGGCCGCCGCCAAGAAGCCCGGCAAGATGGGGCAGCGTGCACGCCTCGCACAGACTCTACGGGGGCTTGGTAAGTAATGACGACGTCCGGCACCACTGCGTTCAACATGGACTTCACGGAGATCGCCGAGGAAGCATGGGAGCGTGCGGGCCGGGAGATGCGGTCTGGCTACGACCTGCGCACCGCGCGGCGGTCGATGAACTTGATGACCATCGAGTGGCAGAACCGCGGCATCAACATGTGGACTATCGACAGCGGCAGTGTGTCGCTGACTCCGGGTGTGGGGCAGTATACGCTCCCGGCGGATACGATTGATCTACTCGACCACGTCGTGCGTACAGGAGCAGGTAGTGAGTCTACGCAGCAGGACCTCACAATCTCGCGCATCAGCGTCAGCACCTACTCTTCGATACCGAACAAGCTCACTCAGGGGCGGCCGATCCAAGTCTGGATTGAGAGGCTTCGCGACGCGCCGCGGATCAACCTGTGGCCGGTACCCGATGTGGCGGGCTACGTCTTTGTCTACTGGCGGATGCGCCGCATTGAGGACGCTGGAAGTGGGGTCCAGACCGCGGACATGAACTTCCGCTTCCTCCCCTGCCTCGTGGCGGGGTTGGCCTATCACATCGCCATGAAGGTTCCGGAGCTGGCAGAGCGTATCCCGATGCTCAAGCAGGCGTACAGCGAGCAGTTTGACCTCGCCGCGGGCGAGGACCGGGAGAAGGCCCCGGTGCGCTTCGTTCCTCGAATGATGCGGGTGTGACATGAGCAACCGCTTCGCCTCTACCAAGATCGCCATCGCCGAGTGCGACGTCTGCGGCTTCCGCTTCAAGCTAAAGGAGCTGCGCAACGTCATCGTCAAGGGTCGCGATACCAACGTCAAAGCTTGTCACGAGTGCTGGGACCCCGATCACCCGCAGCTCAAGCTGGGCGAGTTTCCGGTGGACGACCCGCAGGCTATTCGAAATCCGCGTCCGGACTTCGCTGGTTACCCGGAGAGCCGCGCGCAGATCATCCCGCAGCGTTCAGTCGTCGCTACTGGATTTGTGGGGCAGGTTACGGTAGTAGTCACATAACGGAGGCACCGATGAAGAAGATGATGAAGTCCGGCGGCATGTCCACCGCCAAGAAGGTCGCCAAGACTGAGGTCAAGGCGCATGAGAAGCGGATGCACGGCATGAAGAAGGGCGGCGGCGTCAAGATTCGTGGTACCGGTGCAGCTATCAAGGGCACGATGGCTCGGGGGCCGATGGGCTAACAGATGAACTATGTCGAGCTGAAGGCCAACATCCAAGACATCTGTGAAAACACGTTCACAGATGCGCAGCTCGCTATGTTCACTCAGCAAGCTGAGCAGAAAATCTACAACACTGTTCAGATTCCCGCTTTGCGGCGCAATCAGACGGGCACCTTGACCGCGGGTAACAGCTACCTCGCCACCCCGTCTGATTACCTCTACACGTTCAGCCTCGCCGTCATCGACGGGGACGGCGATTACATGTACCTCCTCAACAAGGATGTGAACTTCATCCGGGAGGCGTATCCGTCGTCTGCGGCTACCGGTGTGCCTAAGCACTACGCAAACTTCAATGACACGGCCTTCCTGCTTGGGCCTACGCCTAACGCGGCTTACGCGGTCGAGCTGCACTACGGGTACTACCCGGAGTCTATCGTCACTGCGGGCACGACGTGGCTGGGTACTGAGTTCGATAGCGCACTGCTGAACGGTGCCCTGATTGAGGCTATCCGCTTTATGAAGGGTGAGCCTGATCTGGTTGCCATGTACGAGAAGCTGTACGTGCTAGCCATCGGGCTGCTCAAGAATCTCGGCGACGGAAAGCTCAGGGCGGATGCGTACCGGTCCGGGCAGGTCCGCAACCCGATAAGCTAAGGAGGCTACTTTGGCGATCACACAGGCAATGTGTACCTCGTTCAAGCTCGCACTGCTTGATGGCGAGATGGACTTCAGCTCGGACACTTCGCAGGTCTTCAAGATCGCGCTGTACACGTCCAGTGCGTCGCTCGATGCGACCACCACGGCCTACACTACCTCCAACGAGGTCACGGGCACGGGGTATACAGCCGGGGGCAATACGCTCACTGTAGTGGCGCCCACTACTTCGGGCACGACCGCCTTCTTGGACTTCAACGACACGACGTGGGCAGCGGCGAGCATCACGGCGCGTGGGGCGCTCATCTACAAGAGCGGCGGCGGTAACCCTGCGGTGGCCGTCCTGAACTTCGGGGCCGATATCACCTCTACCAACGGGGACTTCACGATTCAGTTTCCCGCCGCGGATGCGTCCAACGCCATCTTGCGGCTGGCGTGACGTGACGTATGGCTAGCTCCAACTCGTATATCGGGTGGGGCGCTGTCCCATGGTCTGAAGGTTCGTGGGGCCTTGACCTTATCGAGGTCTTCCCTGACGGCGTCGCGGCTACTGGAGCTGTTGGTACTGTTGGTACCACTGCAGACGCCAACATCGCTGTTACCGGGGTCGAAGCTACCGGCGCTGTAGGCACTGTTGTTACCGTCGCGGGCTCCGTTGTGGCGGTTACCGGGGTTGAAGCCACGGGTGTTGTGGGCACCGTCGCGTTTGTGGCGGACGCCAGTATAGCCGTCACCGGTGAGGTCACAACATCTGCGCTTGGCGATGTTGTCGCGCGCGGGCCAGCGCTGGCGTTCCCAAACGGCTTGTCTGCAACGGCCTCGCTTGGTATAGTGTCTCCTACGGCGGATGCCCTTGCTGCAGCCGTTGGCGTCGTTGCTACCGGCGAACTCGGTAACGTGTTCTTGTGGAGCGACGTCAACGACACGCAGAATCCGAGTTGGCAGAACGTCAGCGACACACAGGCTCCTAATTGGACCCCTTCGCCTAGTGCACAATCGCCACAATGGCAGGACGTCGCGTGAGTTGTGCACCTGAAACTGCCGCTTTGACCTAGGAGGTCTCGCCATGGCTACGCAATACACGTCGATTCTGAAACTTGCGCTTCCGACCACTGGCGAGCTCAGCGGTACGTGGGGTACTGTCGTAAACGACAACATCACCTCCATGGTCGAAGAGGCGGTTGCAGGCCGCGCGGTCATCAACAGCTGGACCGCCAATGCGCATACGCTGACTACGGCGAACGGTACGACATCCGAGTCGCGCTGCGCGATGCTGGAGCTTACTGATACGGGTGTTCAGCTCACGGGTGCGGGCGAGGTGATCTGCCCCACAGCGACCAAGATTTACATCGTCAAGAACGCCGCAGGTCAGACGATTACGATCAAGACGTCCGCGGGCACCGGTGTGGCTATCGCCAACGGCCAGACCAAGTTTGTCTTCTGCGATGGCACTAACGTCGTAGAGGCGGTCACGAGCATCGCTACGCTCGACTCGACAACCGGCAACATCACCACGGTAAACTCTACCACGGTGGATACGACAAACCTTGAGGTCACGAACATCAAGGCGAAGGATGGCACGGCCGCAGGCAGCATCGCCGACTCCACCGGCGTTGTCACGTTCTCGTCGGTTGTTTTAACAACTGCGGACATCAACGGCGGGACGATTGACGGTGTCAGCATCGGCGCGAGCACGGCTGCTACGCTCATCAACGTGGACAATCTGAGCCTGAACGGCAACACGATCAGCTCGACGGACGCGAACGGCAACATCGTTCTTGCGCCGAACGGCACGGGCGACGTGCAACTGGACGCGGACACGGTTCGGGTTGGCGACAGCAACGCGGATGTGACTGTCACGACCAACGGCACGGGGGACTTGATCCTCAACACGAACGCCGGGACGAACAGCGGGACGATCCGTATCTACGACGGTGCGAGCGGGAACATCGCGATCACGCCCAACGGCACGGGCGAGGTGGACATCTCGAAGGTCGACATCGACGGCGGGACCATCGACGGCACGGTTATTGGTGGCGCTTCGGCTGCGGCGGCTACGTTCACCAACGTCACGGCGAACGGCACGATCAACTTCACGGGTGCTACGGTCTCGAACGGCGGCACAGTCACGACGATTGACATCAACGGCGGGACGATTGACGGGACGACAATCGGTGGCGGCACCGCCGCTGCTGGTACGTTCACGACGCTCACGGCGACGGGGAACGTCTCGTTCGACGGCGGCACGATCAAGCTGGACGGGAACTATCCTGTTGGCACGAACAACGTGGCGCTGGGGGATCAGGCGCTGGATGATGCTGGGCTGACTGGGGCAAGCAATACAGCGGTTGGGGCTTGTGCGCTGACGGCGAATACGAGCGGTTGTTTTGGGGTCGCGGCTGGTCATTGCGCGCTAGCGGCGAATACAACAGGCAACTTCAACACAGCTATCGGGTCTTCAGCACTTCGGAATAACACTACAGGGCTTCAAAACGTAGCTGTAGGCAGTAACGCCCTTTGTTCAAATACTGTTGGTGTATTTAACACCGCTGTGGGCAGAGATGCCCTCAACGCTAACCAAGAAGGCGGCAATTCCGTAGCCGTCGGCCACTCCGCGCTTCTAAACCAAAACCCCTCCGGCAACGTGGGCATGAACAACGTAGCCGTAGGCTATCAGGCTGCGTTGTGTACGACGACGGGGTGCAATAATACGGCTGTTGGGGCGTGTTCGCTTAGGCTGAACACCACTGGTTGTCAGAACACCGCCACCGGCCTCCAAGCCCTTCGCTTAAACACCACGGGCGGCGACAACACCGCCTCTGGCGTCAGCGCCCTCTTTTCCAACACCACGGGCAGCAACAACACTGCCTCTGGCGTCAACGCACTTTTCAGTAACACCACGGGCACACTCAACACTGCGGTGGGCACCAACGCCCTTCTCTCCAACGTAGAGGGTGACCAATCTACTGCGCTAGGCTACGATGCCCTCCGCAACCAAAACCCCTCCGGCAACGCTGACATGAACAACGTGGCCGTAGGCTTTCAGGCTGCGCTTTGTACGACGACGGGGACGAGTAATACTGCGGTTGGGGCTTGCAGTCTGAGGCTGAATACGACGGGATGTAATAACACAGCAACAGGGCAAGGCGCACTAACCTCTAGCACGACAGGTACGGGTAATACTGCGCTTGGGAGATCGGCACTTTCCTCTAGTACAACAGCAGACGGCAATGTGGCTGTCGGCAACGCTGCGCTTAATGTAACTACAACAGGGCCTAACAACTCGGGACTGGGCGCTTCTGTGATGTCCTGCAACACAACAGGGTGCCAAAACGTCGCCGTTGGTAACTCAGCCCTTGGCGCGGTTGTAACCGGATTTAACAACGTCGCCATCGGCAGTGCGGCATTCCTCAATGCCACAGGCAACAACAACATCGGCATCGGCCGCAACGCAGGCCGCACAGGCTCTACGCCCGAAGGCATCTGCAACATCACCACCGAGTGCAACTACATCGTCATGGGGAATGACGACCACACCTGCGCTCTCATCAAGATCGCGTGGACGGCTACATCGGACTGCCGCGACAAGACATGCTTCCGCCCCATCGAGCATGGTCTGGACTTTGTGCGCGCTCTCAAGCCGACCGAGTATCAGTTCCGCAAGGGCCGCGAGAGCGACGAGACAGACGGCAAGCGCCGCTATGGCTTCCTTGCACAAGAAGTCCTGCCGCTCGAAGGTGACGATCCCGTCATCATCAGCGCCGACAACCCGGACAAGTTGCAATACACCGAAGCGCACTTGATCCCCGTGCTGGTGAAGGCGATACAAGAACTAACGGCTCAGGTCGAAACCCTGACCGCGCGCTTGGAGGCGCTTGAGAATGCTTAACACCTACGTCATCGAAGGCGGCATCGGCAAATGCACGGCGTTCACCGCTCTGATCCCCAAGCTGGCCGAGAAGGCTGGTGAGGCGATCCAGATTTACACGCCCTACATCGACGTGTTCGCCTTCAACCCCGACGTGGCGATGGCCTACGAGCAGTCGCTGCCGCTGAACGATCCGCGCATCATGCGCTCGGACAACATCTTCTACTGCGAGCCTTACAAGAGCAACTTCGCTCTGGGCAAGCAGCACCTGATCGAGTCCTACTGCGAACTGTTCGGCGTCGAATACGACAAGGCGATGGCTCCGAAGCTATATACGAGCCACCTGAAGGAACGCGCCGACAAGTGGCTGGAGCAGAACGGCATCACCGGCAAATACATGATGGTGCAGTTTACCGGCGGGCAGACACCTGTCGGCTGGTCCCCGAACAACGGCTACGCGAGCCACAATCCGGGCCGCAACTATCCGGCCTATCTGGCTCAGCAAGTCGTCAGCCACCTTCGTGCGGCCTATCCCAACGTGGCGATCATCGACTGCACCCTGCCTAACGAGCCGGGCTACGCTGGTGCGATCAAGTGCGCCGAGCATTGGGCCGTGGTCCACGAGATGCTAAAGGGCGCTGAAGGCTTCATCGGCATCGACAGCAGCCTGCAACACTTCTCGGCATCGGCACAGAAGCGCGGTGTCGTGATCTGGGGCAGCACCCCGCCGACGCAGTTCGGCTACGGCCACAACACCAACATGCAGTTCCACATGGGCAAGAAGTGGGATGCACGGAAGTTCGATCCTGCCGATCCGCGCAACGTGCTGGTTGATCCGCGCAGCGTGGTTGAGGCATATTCGGCACTGACGGTGAAGATCGAGAACAAGCCGATCAACACCTACTGTTTAACCGCTTAAGGAGAGCGACAATGACTGAAGAGAACTGGCAAGGCACCTACAACGCTGCGATGGACAGCGTGAACCTGCTCAACAAGGGCAAGCCCGAAGGCGACAGCGATGAGGACTGGGCGGGCACCGTGCAGCGCAACGTCGATCACCTCAAGATTCAGGTGGCGAAAGAGTGGCCCGCTGGCTTCGACATGAAGCCGTTCAACGACGCCATCGCTGCCCATGCTTGAGGTCCCTGTTAGCGTCGGTGAGGTTCTCGACAAGATCAGCATCTTGCAGATCAAGTCCGAGCGCATCACCGACGCGAGCAAGCTGGCGAACGTAAAGAAAGAGCTGGGCTATCTCTCGGAGGTAGCCCGCTACTCTCGGCACGCGGAGCTGGAGGCGGAGCTAAAGGCTGTCAACACCCAACTGTGGGAGATCGAAGATCGGATCAGGGTGAAGGAAAAGCGGCAGGAGTTCGACGACGAGTTTATCGCGCTAGCGCGCTCGGTCTACATCACAAACGACAAGCGTGCTGACATCAAACGGCGAATCAATGTCGCGAGCAGGTCTACACTGATCGAGGAGAAATCGTATGCCTAGAACGGTGATCGTCAGCGGCGGCTTCGATCCTCTGCACAGCGGCCACATCGCCTATCTCACGGCGGCTGCGAAGCTGGGCGACAGGCTGGTGGTTGGCGTCAATTCAGATGGGTGGCTGATCTGCAAGAAGGGTCGCGCCTTCATGCCCCTGCAAGAGCGGCTGTCGATTATCCGTGCGCTGGGCTGCGTCGATGCGGCTATTTCGTTTGACGACAAGGATGGCACCGCCCTGCGGTTGATTGATGCGGTCCGTGAGATGTATCCAGAGGACAAGCTGATCTTCGCCAACGGGGGTGACAGGACGCGCGACAACATCCCCGAGATGACAGCCAAGGGCGTCACCTTCGTCTTCGGCGTCGGCGGTGAGGACAAGCAGAACTCGTCGTCGTGGATACTGCGCGAGTGGCAGGCTCCGACTGTCGAGAAGCTATGGGGCCATTACCGCGTGCTGCATGAGGCACCGGGCGTGAAGGTCAAGGAACTCGTCGTGGAGCCGGGGCAGAAACTGAGTATGCAGCGGCATCGCTACCGCTCGGAGCATTGGCACATCGCGGAGGGACGGGCGGTAGTTTGCCTTGACGGTGACATCGCTGTGTTATCTCAGCATGATGCTGTGGAAATCGACTGCGGTTCGTGGCATTGTCTCGCTAACCCGTTCGACGAGATTCTGCGGGTAGTCGAAATCCAGTACGGCCTCGAATGTGTTGAGGACGACATAGAACGCGTTACAGCCACATGAGGCCGGGCATGGAACTACTCGATACGGTAATGAAGTGGATCGTCGCGCCGGTTACCGGCTTCGTGATCTTCATGTTCAACAGGCAGCAGCGGCACGAGACCGAGATCGCTGTCATCCGTGCAACCATGTCCGAGCAGAAGACCGCGCATGACCGCGAGTTCAAGGAGATGCGCGAAAACTTCAAGGCGGTCTTTGCGAAGCTGGACAGCATAGAGCAGGCGTTGAGAAAATGAAGCTACCCCAAGAAGCGATTGATCTCGTCAAGGAGTTCGAGGGCCTGCGGCTTGATGCCTACTTCGACCCTGCTGGCGTTGTCACCATCGGCTATGGCTACACGAACCGTGCGGGCTATGGCCCCGGCGTGAAGATGGGTGACAAGTGGACGAAGAAGCAGGCCGAGGAGATGCTGACCCTCGGCCTTGAGACGTTTGCCGCGGAAGTCCTACCCCTTCTCAAGCAGCAACCGAACCCGCATCAGTTCGGCGCATTTGTCTCGCTGGCATACAACATCGGTGTGCCGGCCTTCGCGAAGTCCACGGCTCTCAAGCGGTGGAACGCTGGAGACATGATGGGCTGCGCCGAGGCGATGGCGTGGTTCAACAAAGCGGGTGGGAAGGTTCTGCGTGGCCTTGTGCGCCGCCGTGAGGCGGAAGTTGCCCTGTTCCTGAAAGACTATGATGAGCCGCGGCCCCCCGCGCCGGATGTGCCCAGAGAGAGCGTAGCGCAGTCCACGACAGTGCAGGCGTCGGCAGTGCAGATTGCTTCGGGTGCAGGTGCTGGCATCGCTGCGGTCGGCGCGCTTGACGGGACGGCGCAGCTCGTCGCGCTGATCTTTGCGGGCATCGTCATTCTCGCTGCAGCATGGGTCATGCGCGAGCGGATCAAGAAGTTCGCGGAAGGTGTCAGATGATGTTGCGCCTCCAGCTGTGGGCTACGGCGGTTGGCGTTTTCGTCATGGCTCTAGCAGCAACATGGTTTGGTGGCAGAAAATCGGCTCAGGCTGACGCCAAGCGCAAGGAGGCCGAAAGCTATGTGGACACTCGGAAGCGGATCGACGAAGTGGATCGCCCTAGCAGTGTGGACGTCGCTCGCGGTTGGTTGCACGACCGTTCAAAGCAGTAACGCTATCTGCGACGCAACCAAGGACAGTCGCACGGCCCACGCCGGGGCGCTCTATGAAGATGGCGGGCCAAAATCGGTGATGACCGGTGCTTACCTGATCGCACAACTTGATGTAGGCTGCGCCCAATAACCCCGGCATCAGAGGAGTGCACATGCGTATCGCCCACAAGCCTGACATCGCCGAAGACGGCACGGTGCAGCCTACGCACACGGTAGACATCGTTTGTAGTAGCTGTGGCTACGACCTCGCCGCTGAGGAGCTAGCCGCTGCAAAGTGTGCTGCCTGCGGCGCAGACCTTGAGCTACGGCGCAACGCTACCGTGCAGGTTACCGCCCTCCCGCCCATGCTGGGGGCCGTTAATTGAGGTAAGCCATGCCGCTGCAGAAGGTACGCCTAGCGCCCGGAGTCAACCGCGAGAACACGCGGTACACCAACGAAGGCCGCTGGTACGAGTGCGACAAGATTCGGTTCCGTCAGGGCTCCCCCGAAAAGATCGGGGGCTGGACGCGTATATCCGCGGACACATACCTCGGCGTGTGCAGATCGCTATGGAATTGGGTTACCCTCGGCTCGCAGAATCTCATTGGTGTCGGCACTAACCTCAAGTTCTACCTGAATCAGGGGGGCTCCTACTACGACATCACCCCCCTGCGGGACACCGAGACGCTAGTCGACCCGTTCTCGACCACATCGGGCTCGCCGCTGGTTGACGTTACAGACGCCGCTGGCGGCTACATTGACGGAGACTTCGTCACCTTCAGCGGGGCTACCGCCGTAGGGGGCCTTACGCTCAACGGCGAGTACCAGATTAGCTACTCCAGCGGCACGACCTATACCATCGACGCAGGTACCCCGGCGTCGAGCACGGCTACGGGGGGTGGCACGGTAACCGCCGCCTATCAGATCAATGTCGGCCCGGCGTTCACGGTACCGTTGACCGGCTGGGGTTCGTCCTCATGGGGCTCTGGCACGTGGGGTGTCGGCACATCTTCCACCGACGCGCTGCGGTTGTGGAGCCAAGCTAACTTTGGTGAGGACCTCGTCTTCGGGCCGCGCGGCGGCCAGATATACTACTGGGATGCGACTGGCGGGCTGGCTACGCGCGCTATCGCGCTGTCGGCGCTTGGAGGCGCGTCAAACACACCCACGGTGCAGAACCACATACTCGTGTCTGACATCAGCCGGTTCGTGTTCGCGTTCGGGTGCAACGAACTTGGTAGTGGTACACAGGACCCGATGTTAATCCGCTGGTCGGACCAAGAAGACGCGGCTAACTGGACTCCGGCTGCGACAAACCAAGCGGGCGACCTGCGGCTGTCTCGGGGTTCCGAGATCGTGACCGCGGCGCAGTCTCGACAGGAAGTCCTCGTGTGGACCGACTCCAGCCTGTACTCGCTCCAATATGTCGGTGCAGGGGCTGGGGTGTGGGCCGCGCAGCTTGTCGGCGAGAACATCTCTATCGCGTCGCAGAACGCCGTGGCGTACGCAAACGGCGTCGCCTACTGGATGGGTAAGGATAAGTTCTACCGCTACGACGGTCGCGCGCAGCCGCTGCCGTCTGACCTGCGGCGCTTCGTCTTCGACAACATGAACACCTCCCAGTATCTACAGGTCACTGCAGGGACCAGCGAGGCATACCACGAAGTGTGGTGGTTCTACTGCTCCGCCGGCTCCACCGAAAATGACCGGTATGTAGTCTACAACTACATGGAGAACGTCTGGTACTACGGCGAGCTCGGGCGCACCGCGTGGCTGGACTCGGGCCTGCGTAACTACCCGCTGGCCGCCACCTACCAGAACAACCTCGTCAACCACGAGGAGGGCAACGACGACAACACCACCGGCACCCCGGCGGCTATCCATGCGTTCATCTCGTCCTCGCCGTTCGACCTCGACAACGGCGACAAGTTCTCCTTCCTGTGGCGTGTGCTGCCAGACGTGACGTTTGACGGCTCGGACGTAGCCTCTCCCAGCATGACTATGACGCTCCTCCCGATGGTCAACGCAGGGTCGGGATACACCTCCCCCGCGTCCGTCGGCGGCACAGACGCTGCGACCGTTACGCGCACTACGACGGTGCCTATCGAAGCCTTCACCGGGCAGGTCTACGTCCGGGTACGTGGGCGACAGCTCGCCATCAAGGTTGAGTCTACGGCGCTGGGCGTGCGCTGGCAGCTGGGTAATCCTCGCCTCGACATTCGGCCTGATGGTCGTCGCTGATGGCTAACCAACTGCAGCGCCCCGAGCCCCCCGCTATCCCGCAGGCGACGTTCCAGTACGACCGACCGTACGAGGACCAGCGCAACAACGTGTTCCGGTTGTTCTTCAACCGGCTGATAGCTACGCTCAACGCCCTTCTCAGCCCTGACGATGGTGGCAGGTACCTCTACATGCCCCGTGGGTTGTTCTACAGCACGACCGACCAGACGGCTGCGGCTACCAACACAGGCTACCCGGTGGAGTTCGAGAACACCTACCTCGGCAACGGGGTCAGCATTGGGGGCACCAACGACACGCGCATCACTGTGACCGCGGACGGCGTCTACAACTTTCAGGTCACGCTGCAAACTGACCACACCAGCGGGTCTGACGCGGTAATCTACACGTGGATCAACAAGAACGGCACCGATGTGTCCTACGGTGGCCAAGAGCAGACTGTCAAAGGTAGTTCCGTCCACGCGGTCTTCTGGAACTTCTCCATCGACCTGCTTGCCGGGCAGTACATCGAGATGTACTGGGCGACGGACGACACTAACCTGAGTTTGAACACGCAGACGCCCTCATCGCCGCACCCCGGCATCCCGTCGGCTATTGTCGCGGTGAGCTTCGTCAGCAACCTGTGAGGGCGCATGGACTTCCTCGAACTCTTCAACGCGCTCCTGAAACACAACTCGCTTGGCGTCCGCGGCGGGAGTGCGGCCACGAGCTACGAGCAGGTGCCATTTGACATTGGACTGGACAGTCTGGATATGGTACTTGTCATGGTGACGTTCGCAGAAGCGTTTGGCCTCCCCGAAGGGGCTACCGTGGACAAGATATCCACTACTACGCTCGGCGACCTGCGGGACTTTGTCCTCAAGCACAAAACCAAAGAGCCTGAGTCGCTCGAACAGTTTCTGGAGGCCGCGTAGGTGCCTACAGTCGTCGACAGCAAAGATCGGTTCCTAAGCGCCCCGGAGATTCTTCTGATCGCCGCGGAGGAGTTCAACAACACGGAGTACCCCGCGTATGCTGTCGCTGCCGGGCTTGCCGAGGAGCTGACGCTCCCCAGCGCCGACTACGTTCAGATCGGGAACACGGTCTTTATCGGCCACGTTATGGAGGAGCGCCCTGACATCATGGCCGGGCGCGCACTCAACGCAGACACGGCGCAGAACTTCGTCAAGAGCGGCCTGACCTATCTAGCTTACCTGCAGAACAAGAAGATCAAGTACTACCAGACAACCTTCACCCCGAAATCCTACCTAGCTGCGTTCCAATACTGGCACAACAAGACCAAGAACACCGACACTGAGATTGCTGTTACCGACGGCCCGGACGGGTACCGCGGATACATCACCATAGGTGAGCAGCCTCTCACGCAGTTCTGGAGGCCCTGATGGCAGTACTGCTAGTCTTCGGTGCTGCTGTCGGTGTTGGCACTGCGGTCACGGGCTCTCTTGTTGCCGGTGCGCTTATCGGGACGGCTGCAACTGTCATCGCGCACCAGAGCGGCGCCACTGGCTGGGTAGAAGACAACATCATCGAACCCGTCGGCAAGTTCGTTGGGCGCACGGTGAAGGCTGTCTTCGACAACCCCATCGAAGCCATCGCCAAGATGACCGCGGTTGTTACTGGCAACGCGTGGGCTATCCCCCTGATCGACGGCGCGTCTACACTGGCTCGGGGCGGAGACGTCGGTGAGGCGCTCAAAGCGACGGCTATCTCTTATGTTGGCGGCAAAGTCGGGACCACAGTTGGTAAGGTTGCCGGGGACGCCGTGGCCAAGGCCACGAGCTCGGAGCTTGCCAAGACGGTTATCACCGCCGGGAGCGCAAAGGCCGCCACGGCTATCGTCATGGGGCAGGACCCTGTTAAAGCGTTCATATCGGGCGGCGTATCCGCCGGTGTTTCCGCGTCCGCCGGGTGGATCAACCAACAAACAGGTGGCATGTTTGCCAGCCTGCCCCCCGCCGCACAGAACGTCATCACCAGCACGCTTGCGTCCACTGTGTCGGCCGCTGCGTCAGGGCGCCCCATAACCGCCGATATTGTCTGGGACGCGGTGCTCACCAGCCGTGCTGTTACTGATGTCGTAGGTGACTTCATTGGGCGCAACACGTCTATGTCGCCGGACCAAGTTAGCGCGCTTGCGTCCGGCGTTGCGCGTACCGCGGCCGTGGCGTTTAGCGGGGGCGACGTACCTGCTGCCATCCGGTCCGCCTTCGACAGCTACGGCACCCAAGAGTTTCAGCGGTGGTTCGACCGCACCAGCGCGGGTACGAAGCTCAACAATACGCTCGACAAGGTCACGGGCGATTACCAGAAGGCCGAGGCTGCAGCAAAGAAGCTGGACGGCACGCGTGCGTCGTATGACTCCACATACGCGGCCTACTCGGGCGTCGTCGACAAGATCAACAACGGCGTCGCGGAAGAGCAGCGGCTCAAGACGCTCTATGACCGTGCGCTCAGTAACTTCCAAGCAAATGAGACGCAGGCTAACGGCGATGCGCTTGTAGCCGCGGTCAACGCATACAACGACTACGTCACCAAGTTCAACGCCGACTACACCAACACTCTGAAGCCGTCGCTGGATCGGTACGAAAAAGACCTTGGAACGCTTCAGACCCGGTTCAACTCTGAACTAACGGCTTATGAGAATACGCTCGGAAGCCTGCAAACGGCGTCGGACCGGCTGAACTCTGACCTCACGCCGCTCTACACGGAGATCGACAAGACCTTTGTCAAGTTCATGGACCCGACCTTCAACGAGTCGGAGTACCGGCAGATTGCCGGGCTGAAGTCCAGCGACGACGCGTACCTGCACTGGCTGCGTACGGGCAAGGACCAAGGCTTGCCGACGAACATGCAAGCGTACGCCGCCGAAACCCAAGACTGGCAGCGCCGCGTCCTTGACGGCGCGTTCACGCGTGCGGGGATTGATCCGGGCGACCTCACGCCTGAGCAACTGCGTACGTTCACCAACCAGATCAACACGCAGTATAACACGCTGCAGAAGCTCAAGAGCGCGCCTATCGCCACGCTGGGCGACAACCTGAAGAAGACGTACAACGACAACCTGACGGCGGTGCAGAACGACCGCAGCACGCAGTCGCGCATCGGAGCGGTGCTGGATAGCTACGAGGACGCGGTAAGCGTCGGCGCCGACCCCGTAATTACCGCCGCTATCAACGACGTGCTGAAGCTTGCAGGGCGCCCTGCGGGTATCGTCGGAGAATCGCTCACCAAGGCCGACTACGACGCGATGGTGAAAAAGTTCTCTGACCTCGGGGGAAACATCCTCGACCGCACCGATACCATCGACCGGATCGCAAGCGCCAACGCAACGCCTGAAGAGATAGCCGCAGGCGCGGCCGTGCGCGTCATCGACCCTAACACCGGTCTCCTTAACTGGAACACTCTAGGGGTCGCTAAGCCTGTCTATAGCCCGGAGCTCGGGCAGATGGTGCTGCAATACTCGATCCCCGTCTACAACAAGGTCAACCCCAACGTCCAACTCAAAGGTTGGCCATCCGGCACGTCTACACCGGCAGATGGGGCTACACCGACCGGCGCGTATCAGTACGCCTACAAGGACCTCAAGGGCAACTGGGTGACTGGCTGGCGCACAACGCCGCTGGCCGGGTTTGAAGGTACGCGCGCCGGGCAGACTCTTGCCGACCTTAGAACCACTGCACCGGGGCAGTTTATCGAGCAGGCCGCTCAACTCACGGGGCAGAGTGCGTCTATCCTAGGCAACATCGTCGGCAATGCGGTCGTCGAGTTCTCCAGAAATGCGGTTGCCTATGCGAAAACGCTCGACGCCGTGCAGTCCGACGAGTTCAAGAACACCGCGGGTATCGCGCTCGAAGCGGGCGGCGAACTGCTGGATACGTTTAACACTACGCTGTCGCTGTCGCTAGGTATTGACCCGCGCACTACACCGGGTGCGCGCATCGCCAACGACATGCTTACGCTAGGGGCGAACACAAAGACGGCCGAGTGGCGCGCGGCCGTGGACCGCATGAACGGGGTCATGGCCCAAGGCGAAGGCTGGGAGAAGATCGGCTCAGTGTTCGGGGCGATCCGCGAGGCTCCCGTGCAGTTCGCTGCGGAAGTCATCGGCAAAGAAATCCTGCAAGAGTTCCCGATTCTCCTTGCTAGCGGTGGCACCGGCTCGGTCACCCGGCGGCTCCTGTCCGCCGCAGGGGAGGACGTAGCCAAGAAGATGGGTGCGCGCGTGGGGCTGGGCACCGCCGCAGTGCTCGATCTCGCCGAATCCTTCGGGGGCGCGGCTAACAGCGCCTACGACACCGCCTACGCTACCGCGGTCAACAGCGGTATGACTGCCGCACAGGCGGAGACTTACGCCCGCGACTTGTCCATCACTGCGGGCATGATCGGTAGTTTGACCACGCTGGCCAGCATGGGTATCATCGACGGTAACCGCTTTGAGCGCGTCATGCTTAACGGCACCGGCACGGGTAACGCGGCGACGACCTTCAACGCCATACGAGATAGGATCGCAGAAGGTGCCGCGGTTACATGGCGCGAGGGTGTGCAGGAGTCGTTTGAGGAGGGTCTACCTACCCTGTACGTCGAGACGTCACTCAAGCAGATCGACCCCAACCGCGACGTGCTTGGTAACGTGGCGCAGGCCGCGCTTCTAGGCGCTATCGCTGGTGCCGGTACGGCAGGCGGTATGTACACAGGTCACGCTGTCGCAGATGCCATGCTCCGCACCAACGCCGATGTGCGTAAGGCCATCGCCAATGGCAAGACCAACCCCGCAGCGGCTAACACGGCGCTGCAGAATCTCGGTATCACCGACGACGTTGTCCGCCGTAACATTCTGAGCACTGTCAGCGATCAGTACACTAGTACGGGTAAGGTTAAGCAGGTCTTCGAGCAGTATCCGTACTTCAGCGTGTCCGACGCTGAGATGCTCACCGTACTGCTCAACTCGACAGACGTTGGGCTTACGACCTACGTCGAGAACTACGTGGACCGGCGCTACCTTGACATCGCCGAGGTCAAAGCCGCTGCCGCAGCCGAGGGCGTCACGCTAACGGATGAGCAGGCTGCAGCTTACGTCGGCCAGAAGGATGAGGAGCAGGCACTGTTTGCCCTGCGCCAGACGGTGAATACGCAGGCCACATCGGACGCCGAGGCCCGCAAGTTCTTCGCCGACCAAGGCTACACGCCTACCGACGCCGAAGTGAAGCAGTTCGTAGGCCCCGTGCCGGACGCCACGACGAAGACGCAGATCGCGTCCTACGTCAATCCGCGGCAGGTCACCGAGGCCGAGGCTCGCAAGTTCTTCACTGACCGGGGGTATACCCCGACAGATGCCGAGGTCCGGCAGTTTGTCGGCCAAGGCGGTGCAGACTTCCAGTCTACTGCGCCGGGACGTGTCGAGACTTACGTCAACCCGCGGCAGGTTACAGAAGCTGAGGCCCGCAAGTTCTTTACCGACCGCGGTTATACCCCGACAGACGCAGAGGTGCGTCAGTTTATTGGTCAAGGCGGGGCCGACTTCCAATCTACCGCACCGGGTCGCGTGGAGACGTACGTCAACCCCCGGCAGGTCACCGAGGCCGAGGCCCGCAAGTTCTTCGCCGACCGTGGCTACACTCCGACAGATGCAGAGGTTAAGAACTTCGTCGGTCAAGGCGGTGCTACCTTCCAAACCACAGCGGGCACCAACGTAGGTAACTACGTCAACCCCCGGCAGGTTACAGATGCTGAGGCCCGCAAGTTCTTCGCTGACCGCGGCTACACGCCCACCGACGCGGAGGTGCGTCAGTTTGTCGGCCAAGGCGGTGCAGACTTCGAACAAACCGCACCGGGTCGCGTCCAGACTTACGTCGATCCTCGGCAGGTTACCGAGGCCGAAGCCCGCAAGTTCTTCACTGACCGGCAATACACGCCCACCGACGCTGAGGTTCGTCAGTTTGTTGGCCAAGGCGGTGCAGACTTTCAGTCTACTGCGCCGGGGCGCGTTGAAACTTATATCGACCCCCGGCAGGTCACTGACGCGGAAGCACGGGAGTTCTTTAGCGAGCTTGGCTATGAGCCCACCGACGAGGAAGTCACGCAGTTTGTCGGGCAGATCGAAGAGGCCGCGCAGCGCGGCGCGCTTGGTGCCTACGTAAACCCCCGGCAGGTCACGCTCGACGAGGTGCGTGCCATCGCCCAGCAAGAAGGGCTGACCTTCACCGACGCGCTGGCGCAGGCGTATATCGGTCAGAGCCAAGACGCCGCCTTTGAGACCACACGGCTCACCGCAGCGCGCACTGAGTTCGACCCGCTGGCTACTACGCTTGAAGAGGCCACGCAGTTCATGGCCGCGACAGGGTATCAGGCCACTGCGCAGGAGATCGCGCAGTTTGTCGCATCTGCCTCCGAAGAACAGCAGCGCGCAGCCATCGGTGAGTACGTCAACCCCCGGCAGGTTACGGCGGATGAAGCGCGCGACTTCTTGTCTGCCATTGGCTATCAGCCGACCCCCGAAGAGGTTGCGCAGTTCACCGGGCAGCTTAACGACGCCTCGTTCCAGCAGACGCGCCAAGCCGAAATCGACGCCTATGTGGACCCGCGCTATGTCAGCGAGGATGAAGTCCGTGCAGCCTATGAGGCGCTCGGACTGTCGCGCCCGTCACCGGACGATCTGGCCAAGTTTGTGGGGCAGTACGCTGAGACCGAGCTGGCCGGACGGGCTGAAGAGTACCTGCCCACCGCACGCTATAACTCGTTGGTCTATCAGCTAGACCAGCTCGCAGACCAGATGGGCACAGGTCCCGGCGTGCAGGAGGCGATTGCCGCTGTCAAGGCAGACCTCGAAGGACAGATGGCGTCCCTCGGGTATCGCATCGACGCGGTTACCGGCGAGATACGCGACGAGATCGCCGCATCCGAGGACCGCCTGCTCGACCAGATTCAGGCTAACGAGGCTGCGGGCATGTCCCGCGACGACGCTATTCAGGCTGCGGTCAGCGATCTTGCTACGGAGCTTGGGACAACCGAGGCCACGTTGCTCGCCCGTATCGGCGAGACGGCAGAGTCGCTCAACGCAAGGGTCGATGCGCTCTCGGCCGAACTCGGTAATGTCGAGACAGCTATCCTCGACCGGGTGCAGGAGCTGGAGGCCGCCGGTGTCGCGCGCGACGAGGCGCTGCAGACTGCGCTGGATGAGGTTGCCGCCGACGTCGGCACGACGCGTGAGGACCTGCTGGACCGTCTTGGCGAGACTGAGCAGTCTCTCACAACCAAGCTTGAAGAGGCAGTGAGCGGGCTGGAGGAGCAGATCGGCGACGTTGAGGCGTCGATCCTAGACCGCGTGCAGGAGCTGGAGGCCGCCGGTGTCGCGCGCGACGAGGCGTTGCAGACCGCTATCGACGAAGTTGCAGGCGACGTCGGGGCGACCCGCGAAGAGCTGCTGTCGCAGCTCGGCGAGACCGAGCAGTCGCTCCTTGACCGACTGGGCGAGGTAGAGACAGAGCTGCAAGAGGAGCTCAGCGGGGTCGAGGCGTCGATCCTCAACCGGGTGCGCGAGCTGGAGTCCGAGGGCATCGCCCGCGGCGAGGCACTGCAGACAGCCATCGACGAGGTTGCTGCCGACGTTGGCACCACGCGGGAAGACCTGCTGGATCGGATCGGCGTGACTGAGCAGACCCTGCTCGGAGAGATCGGTGCCACCGAAGAGCGGCTGACCACGGGCTTCACCGAGGCTGTCACCGCACTGGCCAACCAAGCAGCCGCCTATGAGGCCGCGGGTATCGAGCGCGACGAGGCGCTATCGCAAGCTATCGACGACGTAGCCGCCGATCTGGGTACGACACGTGCAGACCTGCTGACACGTATGGGGCAGACCGAGCAGTCACTGCTTGACGAGATCGGGGTTACCCGAGAAGACCTGCTGACGCAGCTCAGCCAGACCGAGACCACGCTCCGCGGGGACATGCAGGCTATTGCCGACCTCATCGGCAAGCCGGTCGGTGAAGTTACCGACGTCGACATCGACTTCGTTGCGGACCTGATCGCGCAGCAAGAGACGCTCACCTCGTTCACGCCCGAGCAACTCCTCTATGACGTCACCGGCGACCAGCAGATCACGCAGGCTGACCTCGACGCGCTGCTTCAGATTCAGCAGGGCACACCGGTGCAAATCGCAGCGGAGTCCAAATTTGCACCCACGGGGCTGTACGCGCAGCAGTATCAGACGCAAGTCCAGCAGGCGCTCAACACCCAGCAGCAGCTTGAGGCGGAGCTGGAGACCCGGCGGCAGCAAGAACTGCAGTATCAGCAGCAGCTTGATACGCAGCGCCAGATTGAGCAGAACATCCAGACGCAGCTGCAGACCAACCAGCAGCAAGCCAACGTCGGTGCGCTGTGGAATCTGCTGGCGCAACAGGAGGACCTGTACGGGCAAAAGGTAGATGTGAAAACGCCCGATCCGCTGCAGCTCCGCTACATCTACGACTTCAGCAGCATCTTCGCTACGCCTCAGCAGGCGGCGATGTTCCCGAGCCCCTACGCGAAGGGTGGACAAGTAGAGGCTGTGAATGATACTTTGCTGGAACTTCTCAGGGGGTCACGATGAGCTTGTGGGACGACATTACCGGCTTCCTGAGTGGCAGCACCAGCGGCGGTAACATCAACTGGGGTCGCACTCTCCTCAGCCTTGGCGGGGGCTACGCGCTTGCTCAATCGGGTGCGGGCAACGCGTCGGCACCGCCTACCGGCTATCAGGGAGGCATCCCTCGATACACCGCGGCTCGGCAGGCGGTTAACGTGCCGTACGACCCCAACGTGCGTCCCGGCAGTGCGGGGCGGCGCTACTTCACTACACAGCAGTATGTCCCGCAGGAGGGCGGCGACATGGACGCCTCCAACGCGCTGGCTTCTCAGGAAGCCGCGGGCATCGCGTCTCTAACGCAGCTCAACCCGGCCAGACAGATGCGTGCAGCGCCTATCGAGCGTGCACCGCAGGGTAACGTGTCACCCATCGTATCGCGCGCCCCGGCGCGGGTTATCGAGGACCTCCCTCCGCCGATACTCGAAGGGCTTGAGGGCTACCGACCCCGCTACGCCGGGGGCGGCATCGCCACACTTGCCGGAGGCGGGCGCTATCTCGCCGGAGGCACTGATGGTATGGAAGACAAGGTGCGTGCAAGCATCGAGGGACAGCAGGAAGCTCGGCTCAGCGACGGAGAGTTCGTCATACCCGCGGACGTCGTGAGCCACCTTGGCAACGGTAACTCCAACGCCGGTGCGAAACGCCTAGAAGAGATGATGGTCAACGTGCGGAAGGCTCGCACGGGGAATCCGAAACAGGGGCGCCAGATCAACGCCCGCAAACTCATGCCGAAGTGAGGTAGCCGATGTCTAACGGAACCACGGGCGCAACGGGCACCACAACGACCGACCCTCTCGTCGGAGAGGTCACAGGTAGCGAGTCTTCCCTCTCCAACTGGGCCGGCCCCTACGTTACCGACATGCTCGGGCGTGGTTGGGCTATGGCTGACCAACCGTATCAAGCCTACACCGGTCCGCTCACAGCGGGTCCGTCGGCTGCGGAGACGTCGGCGTTCCAAGGTGTCGCGGGGCTTACGATCCCAACAGAGCAGATGGGCGCGTTTGTGCCCCAGACGTTCACTGCGGAATCCGCACAACAGTACATGAACCCTTATCTGATGGCCGCGCTTCAGCCGCAGATCGACGAGGCTCGGCGGCAAGCGCAGATTCAGCGCGTCATGGACGCGTCCCGGCTTACGCAGGCTGGTGCCTACGGGGGCTCTCGGCAGGCAGTCATGGAGTCGGAGCTCAACCGCAACCTGCTCCAGAACCTCGCGGGCATTACCGGCACGGGCTACGCACAGGCGTACAACCAAGCCATGCAGCAGTTCAACACCGAGCAGGATCGGCAGCGTGCCGCGCAAGAAGCCGCCAATGTCTACGGCCTTGCTGCTCTGACCAAACAGGCTGAGCTTGGTGCGCGCGAGCGCGAAATCGAGCAGGCAGGTATCTCTGCTGAGCGGGCGCAGTTCGAGGAAGAGCGGGACTTCCCGTACAAGCAGGTGCAGTATATGCAGTCGCTGCTGCAGGGGCTTCCGATTGCTGCGCAGTCGTACTCTTACATGCAGCCCAGTCAATTATCGCAGGTGCTGAGCGCCTCTGGGGGTATACAAGAACTCTACGACCTGCTGTTCCCCAGCACTACGCCCGCTACGTAAGGTGACGCCATGAACGGTGGTCTCGACCAGCAGATTCAGCAGAAAGTCGATGCGTATCGGGGCAACCCGCAAGCGTTGATGCAGCGGTACCAGCAGAACCAGCAGCTGCTGGACCTGCTTGCTTTGCAGAAGCTCAAGTCTGAGAAGGAAGCCGCTGCACGGCAAATGCAGATGCAGATGCAACAGCAGCCGCAAACGGTGGCGCAACAGCGTGAGCAGGAGGTGCTCGGGCTCACCAAGCAGGAGCTCGCACAGCAAACTCAAGGCATCATGCAGCAGCGCCAAGCGCAGCAGCAGAAGAACCTGCAGCAGGTAGCGCAGGGGGGTATCGGTGCGCTGCTCCAGCGCCCGCAAGCAGCGCCCCAACCTGTGCCGAGAATGGCCGGTGGGGGCATCGTCGCGTTTCAACCGGGCGGGCAGGTAGAAGCCGCGACTCCGTTCGGGCGGTGGCTAGGCCGGACCACAAGTCAGATCGGCGAAGACTTCGACCTGCAGCGCCTGCGTCAGCGCGTGCAAATGAAGTACGGTACCAAGGCGTCGCCGCTAGGAGCGTTCCGTCGGCAGACCGACGAGGAGCGCGCTCGTGCACAAGAAATCCTCCGCGACCTGCCTACCATGAGCCGCGAGCAGCTGGAGATGCTCCTCGTAGACGACATGTCCGATGTCGGGCGCCCCGCCGGGGTGCCAGAAGACTATCAGCCCGGCACCATCACGCAGTTCGGTCCGGAAGGTGCGGGCCCTAAGCCGATGCCTACACCGCCACAGCCTGAGCCCCCTGCAGGGGGTATCGTCGACCTTGGGGTCATTGACATACCGGCGGAGCAGCAGAACTTTGTGCGCCCGGCCCCCGGCGGACCGGGGCAGCTTCCGGCGGCCGAGGTGGAGTCGCTTGAACCTCCCGCGCCTGACGCGGATGCTGGTGGCGGTGCTGGCGGTGGCGGTATCGCAAGTCTTGGCCTTGGTGGTCCTGAAGCCGCCATGCGCCGCGGGTTTGCTACCGCAGACGAGTATCTCGGGCGTGGTGAGAAGGCCGCGAAGTTCGCCGAAATGGAGCAGCGCCTCGCCGCGCTCGACGAAGCGCAATATGATCCGGCTGAAGAGCGGCGCGATCAACTCAAGGCGTTCCTGCTCGGTGCGGGTGGCCAGTCTACTGCTGCCGGTGCACTTGGTGCGGCGGGTCGTGCGTCCATGTCGCTCCGTGCAGACCAGAAGTCTGCCCGCCGCAAGCGCCTTATGGATCAGTTTGACCTTGCCAAGGCCGGCATGGTTGTCGACGTCGATCTCGGCAAAGCTGGGCTCCAGCTGGGCCAAGAGATGTTTGCGCAGGCTGCTGCCAACCAGCGCGCCGCAGTCAGCGCCGCCACGACGCTTCGGACCACCGAGCTCAACGCCGCCATTCGGCGTGGTGAACTTGAGTACGAGAAACTCAGAGACGACCGTGACTTCGGCCTGCGAGAGAAAGAACTTGAAGCAGAGCGCGCCGCTACGGCGGCCCGGCAGCGTACGACTGACCTTGATGCGATTACGCAAGGTATGGACCGTATGCTAGGCATCACTGATGACATCACAGAGCGCATGTATAGTGCTGCCGGTCTCGACATGCTGGCCATGCAGATCACGGGTGCCCGCGACGAGGAAGCCCGCGCTATCGCCGAGGCCGAATACGCACGCCGTAAAGCTGAAGCAGACGCCTCTGTGCAGACGGTGCTGAACCGTCTGGGAGTCCTCGACGCGCTTGAAGGACTGCAGGGGCGCCTTGCCGAAATCGGTGAGTTCTCCGCACCGATGCCGTCCTTGGAAGACATCGCGGATATCGAATACAGGGAAGAGTGATGGGCATCTATACGCTGACGCTGCGAGATGGATCGCGCGTAGAGGTCGAAGCTCCGCCCAACACGTCCCCCGAAGAGCTTCTCCGGCTCGCTGCACAGCAGAGTAGCCCGCGTGCGCGCATGGAAGCGCGCCGCGCGGAGCGTCAGCGGCAGATCGACGAAGAACTTGCTGCAGCCCAAGAACGGTACGCCCCGAGGCCAGAGGAGCCCGGCTTCCTCGACTATCTCGGTGAGATTCCCAAGGGTATTGCCGCGGGTGCTGTGGGTCTCGGTAAGACAGCCGCGCTGGGTGCAATCACACCGCTTGGCGAAGAGACTGAGACGTCAGCGCGTGAAGCCATCATGCGGGGCACGCGGGGTATCGAAGAGTACCTCGCACCAGACGTAGGACTCGAAGAGTCTATCCCTCGCAAGTTCAGCGAGGCCCTCGGTTCTTTCGGCGCGCTTGGTCTGGCTAGCCTCATCCCCGGTGTGGGCCCTGTTGTCGCAGGCGGTGCAGCCGTTGCGGCGGGAGCCGGGGAGGCCAGCGAACGTGCCCGTGCAGCGGGGGCCACCGAAGAAGAGCGCGGTATCGCTGCGCTGCTCGGCGCACCGCTCGGCGCGACGGAGATGATTCCGATCTTCCGCCTGCAGAAGGTCTTGGGGCGACGCACCACTGGAGAGATTGTCGACCGCCTGAAGCGTGCCGCCGCACAGGGCGGTGTAGAGGGCCTGCAGGAAGCCGCGACAAACATCGGACAAAATCTTATCGCGCGTGGTGTTTACGATCCTGAACAGGGTGTGTTCACTAATACAGGTGAGGCGTTCGGATACGGTGCTGGTGTCGGCGCCTTTGTTCAGGGTCTCATGGACCTTGCGCTACCGCGGTCGCGCGCGGCGGGTGCCCCCGAACCCCTTGCGCTCCCCGCTCCCGAAGAGGAACGCCTCGCACTACCCGCTCCGCCGCTGGCGCTTCCCGCGCCGCCGCTTGGGCTCCCTGCACCAACGCCGCAAGCACTGCCGCCGCCCGATGTACGTGTTACGCCCGAAGGCACTGCGCTTACGGTAGAGCAGCAGCAAGCGGAGCTAGAGCGCCAGCGCGCAGAAGAGTACCTGCGGCGGCAAAAAGAACGCGTCACCGGGGAAACCCCCCGCCCCGAGGTATTTGAGGCCCGCCGCCTTGCGGGCGCTGCTCGCGAGCAGGAAGAGTTCGAAGCCGCGCTACGCACGGTGCCGGAAGAAGAACAGCGGGCGCAGGCCGCTGCCCGTGAACGCCTTGGGCTTGAGGCCGCGGAGCGTGGCGACGTAGAAGCCTTCGAGCAGCCTGACTTGTTTGCCCTTGAGCTTGAGCAAGCGCAGCGGCGGCTTGGGCGTCCCGAACCGCGACCGGCGGAGGCACCCCCTGCACCCGAAGCTGCACCCGAGGGCGCCCCGCTACTCGATCTGATTGAGCGGTCTCGGCAAGAGGAGACCGACGTCGCCGAACTCCTCCGGGGTATAGAAGGCGAGCAGCAAGCACAGGCTGCGACTGAGGCCGAGCGCGCGGCACTGCGCCGTGAGTCCGAGATGGAGACGCTCGCCGGTCGCCCTGACACGCAGGCGCAGGCTGCAGAGGCGCGGCGCTACCGCATACTACAAGACGTTATCGAGCGTGCTCCGACGCGCCAAGAGGGCACCCTCTCCCGTGCGTTCAGTGCCGCTCTCGCAGAAGCGGGTGTCGCGCGGACTGCGCCCACCGAGCGGGAGCTTGCGACAATTCGTCGCGCTGTCGACGTTCAGCGTGCCGAGCGTCCGCCCGCACCGCCCATGGAGCGGGTCGAGGCGCCCCCCGGCGCTACGCAGCTGGGGGAGATGGAGGCGCGCATCCCCGAGGCGGGACGCACTCGGCCTGAGGGGCCGCCCTCGCTACCCGGCTTCGGTCGGCGTGGTCCGCGTGCGCAGCCTACCCCGGAGCCCACACCCGAGCCGCGTCCGGTCACCGAGGAGATGCTCAACCAGCTTGGTGTTGCTGAGAAGGCGCCGATCCGTAAGCGTACGCTAGGTAAGGACCTGAACGCACCCGAAGTGCGGGCGCAATTCGTGGAGTTTGCCAACAATGAGCGAGTTCCCCAAGCTACCCGGCTCAATGTCGCAAGGTTCCTTGAGGGGGTGCCGGAGGCGCAACTTGAACTGTTTCAGCCCCGTAGAGCCGGTAGGCCGCCTTCGGGAGCTGGACCAGCGCCAACTGGAGCTGGGCCTACAGGTGGCGTACCACGTGGTGGTGTCCAAGGACCTACCCCCGGTGCTGGACGTGCCGGAGGAGCTGCAGCATCTGACCGTGGGGGACTGGGAGGCGCTCCTAGCGGCCCTGCATCTGCTGCTGCAGCAACGGGCGCGCAGCCCCCTGCACTAGTCACACCGGCTATCACTGCCCCGGTAGCTCCCGCGCCGAAGGCGACAGCGCCCAAGGCGGCGCCCAAGCCCAAGCCCGCGCCGAAGGCGGCAGAGCCCAAGCCCGCGCCGAAGGCAGCGGAGCCCAAGCCCGCGCCGAAGGCGGCAGCGCCCAAGCCCGCGCCGAAGGCGGCAGAGCCCCGCGGGGAGATACGCAAGATCGTGCCGACGCTTCCGCGCCAGCCGCTCCTCGACAAGCGCACGCTCAAGCCGGTACCCGAAGAGCGTGCCGGCCGTACAACGCGGGCTCTCGCACCGCGCGAGCGCGTGCCGCTTAAAGTTGCGCCAAAGGGCAAGACCGCTGCAGAGCTGACCGCTGCAGAGAAGGCCGCGAACAGGGCCGCGCAGGAGCGCCTCGACGAGCAGTTCGATATCACTGCCTCAGTAGAGCTGAAGGCTATGGACCGCACGCTTGAGAAAGAGCGCGGTGCTGATCCGACGACGGCGGGCGACAAGAAGAAGATTCTCGATCTGCTGCGCTCTGCAGTGTCACGCAATAAGACTGCTGCCGCGGCCTACACCTACTTCAGCAAGATGCCACGGCCTATCGACGCCTTCGGCTTCATAGCTTACGATGTCGCGTTCTCACCTGCGCAATTCCAGCCGCAGCAGGGTATAACGGCCGGCCAGCGGGAGTTCTACCGCGGGCTGACTTCCAAGAACGTGCCGAGCATGGGGCGTGCCGCGGCTATGCGTGCTGTTGAGTGGGTGCAGAATAACCTGTCGCCCAGCGCCAAGGCATGGCTGGACAAGCGTCTGGCAAACGAACTCGACGATATGCAGCGGCTGGCTGAGATTGAAGAGGGTGTCGCTGCCGATACTGTGGCGCTGGCGCGCGGGGCCACGGACGCGGAAATCCAGAAGTTCCTGAATCTGGAGGCTGGGATCGTAACAGCCTCAATCGAGAAGGCCGACAAGAAGACTGGCGAGGTGCCGACGCTAGCGCGTCCTGTCGCCGCGGCGCTTCCGGGGCGGTCGATCTTGGAGGGCACCACGGCCGAGGAGAAGGCCGCGATCATCGCACGGTACTTCCCGCTTCTATCCGACGTCACCATGGTGCAGTTCCCGGCGCACCCGACGGTTGTCTCGGCGCTGAAGGCCGGTAACCTGCCCGAGGCGCTCGGTGCGCTGGCCGCCACCGCCCCGTCGAGCCGCATCAGCTCTGTAGCTTCCAAGCTACAGCGGTACGCAGGCAATACGAAGATCGAGATCGTCGAAGACCTCAAGGCCCCGGACGGCAGGTCTGTGTCGGGTCTGTTCGACCCCAAGACGAACACCATCAAGCTTGACAGCAAGCGCGGCATGAACGCGCACACAGTGCTGCACGAGACTACCCACGCGGCGGTTTCGGCGACGTTGGCCAACAAGAACCATCCGCTGACGCGACAGCTGCAGAAGCTGTTTGACTCCGTAGAGGGCCAGCTGGGCACAGCATATGGTGCGCAGAACCTCGACGAGTTCGTGTCGGAGGGGATGTCTAACCCGCGGTTTCAATCGGAACTTGCCCGCCTCAATCCCAAGGGCGACCCGATCAGCGTGTGGCATCGGTTCTCCAACGCTGTGGCCAACTTCGTGCGCAAGCTGGTGGGTGCGCAGGCCAAGCCGCCGGAGGCGTCGGCGCTGTCAGAGCTTGATAGCCTCGTGGACACCATCCTTGCACCGGCTCCTGAGTACCGGAACGCCGGGGCGCTGTACCGCATGTCTACCCCCGCCGGAGTCAAGAAGGTAATGGCCAATTTGGGCAAGGCCCAGAAGGCGCTCTACAAGCGTCAGCCTGCCATCCGCGATATGGCGTACTACACCGAGAGCGTCTTGGCGGGGTCTGCGCCGGTTGCGGTGAAGCGCCTTGCGCTGCAGTTCCTGCCTGCCAACCTGCTAGCGGATGTAGCGTCCTTCAAGGGCGGTAAGGTCTTTGGTGTTGAAGTCGCCAGCCTGAACGTCCCCGGTGCGAAGGATTTGGTGCGGCTCTTCGAAGAGCAGCGCGCTGCCGTGGCCAAGGAGAACGACCGCATCAACGCCACCATCGACAACGTGGCGAAGTGGGCAGACGCAAACCCCAAGAAGCTGGCCACGATTAACCGTCTCTGGCCGAAGGCTACGCTCGGCGTAGAAGTCAGCGACGGTACACACCTCGGTGTTGACCCGGCCAAGCCGCGCAGCGCGTATGACGGCAACAATGAGCAGCTTAAGCTGTGGGACGAGATGCAGTCTGACTGGCGCGCGCTGGGCGCAGACGGCCAGCGCATCTACCGGCAGGTGCGAGACTCGTACAAGGAGCTGTTCGACCGCGTGATCGACACCATATCGAAGACGGTTGACGTCTACGTCGATGACGCTGCGGTCAAGACGCAGTTCAAGAACGAGGTGCTGAAGAAGATCGTCGCCATGGCGGGGCGCATCGAACCCTACTTCCCGCTCTACCGCGAGGGCGAGTACTGGCTGGAGTTCAACATCAAGAGCACCGCCAAGAACAATCCGGGCGAGTACGTCCTGAAGGCGTTCAACAGTATCGGTGAACGCCGCGATTTCATCGAGGAGCTCAAAGCTACCGGAGATGTTGACGTACGGAGTATCGCGGAGCTGGAGACGCCCGACAAGATCGACATCAATCGAGTGCCGCCGACGTCGTTCGTGGCCCAGACGTTCCAGATTCTGAGCGCGAACAAAGTTCCTCCCGAGGTCCAGCAAGAGATCATGCGGGCGGTCATCAACACGATGCCCGAGACGTCCTTCGTGAAGTCCATGCAGAAGCGCAAGGGCACCCTCGGCTTCGAAGAGGACATCCTCTACGCGTTCCGCAACAAGGCGCCGCAGCTCGCGCAGCAGGCAGTACGGCTGCAGTACAGCAGCCGCATCCGTGCGGTTGAGACGAAGATGGTGGAGAAGAAGGACAAGGAGCCGCCGCTCAGCGGTAGCGCGCGTCTGATCCGCGATGAGTTCCTGCAGCGCGCTGCGTTTGCCCGCAACCCTCCGCGAGACGCGCTCGCCGAGGGCCTGAACCGCACGGCGTTCCTGTTCACGCTGGGCTTCAACACCTCGTCAGCGTTGACGCAGGTGTCCAGCATGGGCACGATCATCTACCCCTACCTCGGGGGCAAGTACGGTTATACCCCCGCGTTCGTCGCGCTAAAAGACGCCGGCAAGCTGTTCATCGGTAGTGGTATGAACCGCAACGTGCGTATGACTGCACCTGACGGCAAAACGGAGTCGGTCAACACCGGTGCTGCTCCGTCGATAGACAACTACTTCGAGCTGGCGGCAGACGGCAGCTACCGGGTTCGTGCCGACCGGACGTACCCCGAGGGGCTAAAGAAGGAGCTCGACGAGCTGCAGCCCATGGTGCAGTTGCTGGCAGATCGTGGACAGCTGCACCGCTCCATGCTCGCCGACACCATCGGCCTCAAGGACGCGTACAAAGACCGCACCGTGTGGGAGCGGTTCAACGCTGTCGCAGCTTTCCTGTTTCACCAGTCGGATCAGTTCAACCGGCAGATCACGGCTATCGCCGCGTACAAGCTGGCGCTCAAGAGCCCCGAGCTGGCCAACCTACCTGAGGCTACGCGGCGCAAGCGCGCTGCAGAGCAAGCGATCTACGAGACGCAGCTCACCAATGGTGGCACGGTGCTGGAGACCGCACCGCGCATCGCCCAGCAGGGCATCGGGCGCGTAGCCATGATGTATAAGAGCTACGGCATCGCCATGAACTACCTGCTGCTCAAGACGGCGCGCTCCGCTGTCGATAACATGTTTGCGGGCGATCCCAAGCTCCGCAACGCAGCGTTCAAGCAGCTGGTGGGCGTGTTCGGCTCTACGGCGTTCTTGGCAGGGGTGCAGGGGCTACCGCTGTTCGGCGTCTACACGATGCTGGCAAACCTCTTCCTCGATGACGATGAGGAGGACGCGGAGACGCTCACACGCAAGGCGTTGGGCGAGCTGTATTACAAGGGCGCCATAGCGGAGTTCTTGGGGGTCGACGTGGCGTCGCGTATCGGCCTGTCGAACCTCATCTTCCAAGCCAACAAGTTCAACAACAACCCGTCGCCCGAAGAGCAGCTAGTATTCTTCGCCGGCGGTCCGGCGGCCAGCGTCATACTGCGGGGTATCCGAGGTGTGAACGACATCGCCGAGGGCAACCTAGAGCGCGGCATCGAGCAGATGATCCCGGCGGCGATGTCGAACCTGATGAAAGCCACCTTCCGGTACCCGTCCGAGGACGGCATCCTTACCCGCAGGGGCGACCCCATCTACAGCGACATCACTAACGGCGAGCTGCTGGCACAAGCGCTCGGCTTCGCACCCACGGAATACACGTTCCGGCAAGAACAGAATCAGGTCGGCAAGCGTATCGACGCAGCCGTGGGGGTGCGTCGCACCAAGCTGCTACGGCAGTACTACGTCGCCATGCGTATGGGGGACTTCTCCGAGGCGCAGGACGCACTGCGGGCCATGGTCGAGTTCAGCCGGAAGCACCCGGCAGCTGCTATCACACCCGATACAATCCGGCGCTCCATGAACCAGCACATGGAGCGGTCTGCTACGATGTACAACGGTGTGTCGTTCAGCCCGATGATGCGCGAGGCGATCAAAGCGAATCTGGCTGAGTGGGATCAGGGCTTCTCGCTCTTCTAAAAAAGACCCCCGCCGGGGGAGGGGGCGGGGGTCAGAGGTGAAGCAAGCCGGTCAACAGGGAGGAGTTAACCAACACCTCTATATCATGCGGTTCGCCATATGCGAAGCCCCAATTTGTAGTTTTCTATCACCACGGCCGACGCGAACGACCACCTGCGTGCTGTTAGTGCAGCACTAACTTGCGCGAGTGCGCGCGTCGTATTGACGCACGGTATGAACACCGATGCCCCGACAACCATAGCATCCCACCGCACGCGGATGTTGACCCCGTCAGGGTTTAGCCCCTCACGCCAGAGGGGCGTTAACGGTTTCGATCTCTTCCGCCGCCTCATTCGGGTCCATCACCGGTAGGTAGACTGCGATTACATCCGTGGACGGCAGGCTTAAGTTGGTGCCCTTACCCAGCCGTATCTTGATTCGCTTGGCACCCATCTTGTCGTGCATCTCGGCGAGGATCGCGCCGTGATCCAGCTGCTGCTCGACGCACCACATCTTGAACGGTTTCGGCAGCATATACAGGCGCTTCGTGTCCGTCTCGTAGCGTGCGACAAGTTGTCCGCGTGGCTGTGCCTCTGGCACCAAGAGGGTATCGAGCCCGTTGTTGTTTGCGCCGTTCTTGCGCAGGTCGTCCGTGCTCTTGATCCGCAGCAGGTTGTTCCAATTCTCGGTGATGTAATCGGTGAGCAGCGTCTCGACCGGGGTAGTCATCTGCGCCACGACGCCCTTGGCTTGGCGGATGACCGTCACGATAAACTGAAAGAGCGCCTGCATGTCGTAGTAGATCAGACCGAGCTTGCTGCAGATGATGCCCGCTGCCAGTGTGCGGGACGCCAAGTCCGACCAGAAGCGGTTCTCAGGCCCTAGCTTGGCGGCGGTGTCTACGCGCTTCTGCACGGTCTCGCACAGCGCGTGCGCCTGCCGCGGGTTGTCCAGAATCCACTGTATGAAGAGCGGCCCTGCGTGCCCGTAGTGCGCCTGCAGGCTCTTGGAGAACCGCGTCGTCGTCTCCTTGTCCTCGTGCCCTTGGAACACTCGGTCTACACGCACTTCCAAGATGCGCTGTGCTTCCGCTTTCGGCATCGCCTTGGCTGAGCTGATGGCGTCAATCACACTGGCGTTGCCGGTGGTCACTGCGAGGAGCTTCCACTCTCTACCTCTAACGCGCTCGACGTTACCGCTGCGGGCTAGCCGGTTGCGCTGCCTGCCTCCGGTGAACTGATACGCAAGCTGCGAGAGCTCCATACCGCGCAGGTTTGTAACCTCGTCGATGGGTAGCAGCAGGCTGCGATACACCTCGCCCCGAAGCATGTGGGAGTTGTTAGTGTCTGCGGCCTTGATCACGAGGTCTGAGGGACGACCGAACGCAGAGGTCGCCGCCATCATGGCCGTGGTCTTACCAAACCCTGAGTCTTTACTGTACAGGTGGATCGCCGCGCAGTTCTCCGACGCCTCCTGCATCAGCAGCGACCCGAAGCCCATCAGCACGACAAACTGATGTAGCTCCATACCGGGCCGGTTGAAGAACGCCATGTTCTGTTTCCACCCGTCTAGCGTACCGCGCGGAGCAAACGCCTCCATGAGCCCCTCGGTCGCCTTTGTCGGGGGGTTAAACTCGGTGCGGCCACCGGGGTAGTAGACGGTGCGCCCTAGAACAAACGCCTCGAAGCCATCACCTACCCAGCCGAACTGCCGGTGTGCTTCGTCTGCTGCAGAGTTTGCTTGCATCTCATGTAACCACGCTTGTGTGTACATCATCAGGCGCTCGACATCTTTGCCGAATACGCCAACCCCATGCTTGGACATGTACTTACGGAACTCTTCGCGGGAAGTAATGTCCTGCAGGGGCACTGTGAAGTCTCGGGCGCCGTCCCGAGGCAGGTGCAGTCTGAACACGAGGCACTCGCCCACCTCAGGATCGACTAGCCGGTGCGTAACGTACAGGTCGTAGTGGTATATGCACCGGTCTTCTGGGTCCCCGTCGTCGTTCACGGTCCGTATGTAGACTCCGCCGTTGGCGCCGCGGAAGTAAGGTCGTGGGTACTTGGGTATCTGTACCGGCGCTACCCCGGTCGGTGTAGGCACCACTATGGTGTCTGTCTCGGCCTCACGGACGCGCGCACCCAGATTGATAGGAGACTTGATCTTGCCCCACAGAGGGCACTCGGTGCAGACGCCGGGGTTATACTCGTCGAAGGTAGAGCAGAGGTACGGACCCTTGATACGGTCCATCTTGGCGTGCATCTCGTCGGGAGAGAACTCAGGGTGCTTGTGCGATATGACATGCGCCGCCTTGTCGCCGTCCGAGCAGAACTTCGCTATCGACAAGCCCGCGCGCCACATGGGCTCACTCATGGTAGCTTGTTCGCGTATGATATACGCAAGCTGTTCACAGCCGCGGCCTTCCTTTGTCTTGACTAGAATGTCCTTGAACCGGCTCTCGCGGTTGCCCATCAGCGCACGCGTCACTGCGTCTGCCTCGGGCGGTGCGTACGGCGCCGTTAACTTCGCGGGAACTGGTATAGGGTCGTCGCCAAGCAGCAGCGAAAACGCCTCGAAATCTATAGCGGGCGGCGGCGCGCTGGCGTTGAAGATCGTCACCTCGCGCGGCGGATTGTCCTTATAGTTGTGCGTGCCGGGCACGCGCAGCACGCGTGCTGCATCCGCAGTCACGTTGCGGTCGCAGGCAAACCCTTGGGCCTTGCACAGTGCCTTGAGCCGCTCGGCTACCGGTAGCCAGTAGGTCAGCGGTATGGGCGTCTCCAGCGACCAGTACACATGCACCCCGCGCCCTGAGTTCACGAGGAGCGGGCGAGGTAGTTTGTTATGGTGGCAGAACGCGCGGAGCGCCTTCAGCGCCGAAGACTGGTCGGGGTAGTCTTTGGTGGGGCCGCAGTCCAAGTCGAGGAAGAACGCGCGCATGAGCTGCACGTTATCAACCGTACGAGACTCGGCGTCGCGGAAAGTGGCGAGGGCATAGTACGCGTCAAACCCATTACCATCGAACTGCTCTGCTGCCGTCTGCGCCGCCTCGATGGTAGGGTAGAACTTCTGCCTGCGGGTATCTCCCTTGATCGCAAGCACACAGTAATAGCCCTCGTCTCCCAGCACCTTCCCCAAGAACGATGTAGTGTCCATGCTTCACCTTAGACTGAGAGACGCCGCGGCAGGGTGCTCCCACACCCGTTCGGCATATACCTAGCCGCGGCAGTTGATGTCGCTCAGTCGTCCCAAGCGTCGACGATGTCGGCAAGATCATCGTCACTCTTGGGTGCGGGGGCCGACTTCTTCTCGATTTTCATCGGCTCCTCGGTGGCCTCTTCCTTCGGCGCCGCCTTGGGCTCCGCCTTCGTCTCGACCTTGGCCTCGGTCTTCGTCGTTGCCTGCACCCCGTCAGTCTGCGCGACGGTCAGGGTGATAGCCTTGATCGCATCGTCGGAGTCCTTGGCTTCAAGCACTTCCTTGAGCTCCGCCTCTTCGAGCGGTCGCACGGCCTTGAAGAACAGCTTGGGGGTCTCGGCGTTCACATCGAAGTAGACCTGCGTGACGATAGCGATGGCCGGTGCGTTGTGCGCGTGCAGATACTTGGCATAGGCTTGCATCGGCATCTTGCCATCCTTGGCCTCACCGAAGACAGACGTAGCGGGCAGCTGAAGCTGATACACCGTGTCGTATTGCCCCTCCAGCACCACAGCCAGCCGCTGGTTGAACCGGCACGCCCGGCTCTCGCCGGCACCGGAGCCCTTGATGTTCATCTTGCAGTCGGCGCAGCGCGCGGCCTGCCGCTGGTTTGCCGGCACCTCGGCTGCAGGGGTGTTCGTATCCGTCGACCAGCAGGTCGGCGCTGCTGGTGTATCGGGGTCGTAGGCGCCCGCGTAGTAGGTGCGTGAGATTGCCGCAGCGTTGACGATCACGACGTTGATCGAGCCGGAGCTGTTCACGTTCACCTGCTGGCCGCCGACGATCTCGCGGAAGCGACCGCCCTTGATGCTGATGCGGCGCATCCCGCCGCCGCCACCCATGAGGGCTTTCGTGGTATCCATGAGCGACTGGAACAGGTCGCTCTTAGCAATCGCACTGTTCTGGAACAGGGTAAGTTCAGACATGGTAAACTCCTCAGAAGTCGTCATCGACGTTTGTTGTTAGGTCGGGAAGGTCGTCATCGAGCAGCAACAGCTCCTCGTTGTCAACCGGTATCAGGGCCGCGGCGATGGCCGCGACGTCGAAGCGATAGGTGTTACCTACCTTGATGTAGGTGGCGCGGGGGATGTGCTTCTCCCGCACCCACTTTCGTACGGTGGACACGGACACGCTGAGGTGCTTGGCCACGTCTTCAATCGGGACATAAGGTCCAGACATCATTTCTTCCTTACGGCTATTGTGTACTCCGAGTCCACATTTAGACCCGGCGGTACAAGGTCGGGGTTTTCGTCCAAGAACTGCTTGACCGCCGACTGGTTGAGGCGCTTCTCGAAGAACTCAGGGACTTCGTTGGCCAGTATGAACCGGTGCATCGACTCCCAGTCGCTCGTCCAGTAGCGCGTCTTGATCGAACGGTAGAACAGCCCCTCAGACGTGCGGACACTCTCGACACCCTGCGTCTTGCAGTATTCCAAGAGCGCGTGCTTCACCTTGTCCTGCTGCCTGACAAGGCGGTCGTCCTCCTCCTTAAACGTCGCCGAGAGCTCTGCGCGCTTGGCCCTGATCTTCAGGTACGCTTTAGCGAGCTTCTCGACCGGGATGCTTGCTTCAGTCATCACAGTCTCCTTGGCTAGTGATTCTTGTTATATATTGCGCTAGTTTGCGCTAGTCAAGCATATCTTTGTATAACTCGATCATTCTTGTGTGGACGTCAATCCTGTTATCGAGCATCGCATAGACACGCTTTTCTACAGGCGAGCCGTACAGCTGTACGACAGTGCACTTGTTCTTCTGCCCCGTGCGGTGCACGCGCGCGTTGGCTTGTGCGTAGGTCTCCAGTGACGGCGTGGGCCCCCACCACACTACCGTGTCGGCTGCGGTCAGTGTCACACCATGCGCGGCTGACTGCGGCTGAATCACCAGCACGCGGGGGTTAGGCTGCTCTTGGAACGCCTTGAATATTTCGGTGCGCTTGCTGGCAGGCACATCGCCTCGGATGACCTCGGTACTCACCCCATCAGCGCGCAGCTTAGTCGTGAGCAGGTCGATGGTGTGCTTGAACGGCACGAACACGAGCACCTTGTTCTTGGTCTCGGCGATGACCTCCTGCAGCACTTGGTAGCGAGGCTGGATGTCGAACTCCAGCGCCTCGCCGCTGTCGGCGTAGACAGCCCCCGCACTGATCTGCAGAAGCTTGTTCATGTTCACGGCGGCGTTGACCGCGGTGACTTCTTCGCCTGCGGCCTCCATGACCATACGCTGCTTCAGCAGGTTGTAGTATTTCACTTGCTGCTTGGTCAGGGCGATCTCCCGTTTGACGTACACCATCTCAGGGAGGTCCAAGCACTCGGCCTTCGTGAACCGTATGGCAGGTTGCAGTGCGTTGAACACGACCTCCGATGCGTTTGCCTTCGGCACCCACTGAAACTGCGTCAGCTTCGTCATAATCTGATCCCGGAACGAGCCAAAGAACCGCGGCACGTTGTTGGGGTTGACCAGCTTAGCCAGACCATAGGCGTCCAGCGGTGACTGTGCAGCGGGTGTGCCCGTCATCAGCCACACCCAAGTCTCCGGCTTCACCAGAGAGTTCAGCACCTTCCAGCGCTTGGTCGTTGCCGTCTTGTAGTGTGTGCAGTTGTGCGCTAGCGCTCGTTGTTCCCCAACAAAGTAGTTAGGCGTTCCAGCAACTTCGAGGTTGTAGACGTATTCGTCACTTCTCGGTTTCCGATACGTAACACTATCCACCCGAGCACCGAAAGCGTCTCCGTTTTCCGCTTGTCCCGCGCCTGACCCTTTGTCGTCCGGTGGCTGTTTCCATCCACCTCCAACCCGATTTTCTTTTCTGGCCACGCGAAGTCTAGCTTGAAGTGCGTAGGAAAGCCGCGCTGCCTGCGACCCAACGCTACTGGGAAGTTCCATACCCACCCCGTCGGGAGCGTCGGCAAAAGCTGCTTCTCTGGCCCGGTCATTCCAGTTCCGTTCCCGCCGCGAACTACCGGGCGGAGCCCTCTCTCCTTCGCTACTTTCGACAGGTGTGCTCGCTGCTCCGCTGTCCGGTGAAACCCCGACCGAACGCCCAACGCCCGTTGCTCTGCGGTCAATCGCTTGAGTGCTGACTCCCCCGGATGTAGTTGGTGCCACCTCTTCCGACCGCAGGATCGCGAGCAAGTCATCCCAGTGTGGGTTCCCGCTTTTCGGTGAAACTGCCACTTCGCCGTGCGGAGCGTATACGCCGCCCCGCATATTGGGCAGGCTAGATGCAGACACGATCCGTCTACCTGCAAGAGCTTTGGCGGGCACCCAACCCCAGTCAGTGAAGAAAGGATGCTCCGGAGTGCAGGTGATGAGCTCTCCAGTGTCAAGTGTAACCTCCACAAGCGCGCTTGGTTTCCGCTTAGACACAGTACTTATATTGTGTACTCCGTTACTTGTAAAGACCGCGTCACCGACCCGCAGGTTTTCAATTAGCGTCAGGCCGTCTGGTGTGTGTACGGGCGTGCCCGCTACAAAGCACTCGTCTACGATGATGAGGTCGAAGCCCCCGTTGGCAATCTCGTTCTGCACCACCTCGATGCCGTCGTAGTTGATGATGACGAACTCCGCACCGTTTGCGATGATCTTCTTGCGTTTCTCCGCACCGCCGTAGGCCACGTCCACCGTCCGGTGCATCGCAAAGTTGAACAGGTCGTTGCGCCATGCACTGTCCATGATCGAGATGGGGCAGACCACGAGTGCCCGACGCACCTTGCCCTGCGTCATCAGGAAGTCCGCAGCCCAGATGGCCGAGGCAGTCTTGCCGGTACCCTGCTCCGAGAAGCAGAACGCCTTGCGGTGCTTGGTAAGAAACGATGCTGTGGTACGCTGGTGCGACATTGGCGCCCATCGTCCGGGCCAGTTGTACCTGCCCTCTATCGGTGACGGTGCGGAGATGTTGAGGTCGCGCAGCTTGTGCACCTCGTCGACACCCCAGCGCACCAGCACTTCGTGCGGTCGCACCTCTTGGCTCTTTTCGATGACCGTAGTGACGCGGCTTGGGTGGCGCAGCTTCAACAGCAGCGCCTTATTGTTGACGATATCCATGATAACTCCTCAGAAGTTAGTGCTGCACTAACTCACTTTCGTGGTGGCTTGCTTATAGAGCCGCCGTGTGCCCGGTTCTTCGACGGGCTCTCTAGGCGGTATCCGTCCTTGTTACTGCCGCCCTTGGACAGGGCTTTGTTGTGGCTTATGTCCTTGCCCTTGCGAGCGCTCTTGCCGTTCTTCTTGTCGAACGCAGTGCGGGCACGCTGCCGCTCCAGACGCTCGTCGCCTTCATCACGCGCCAACTGCTGGCGGTATTCTTTCTCATAGGGCCGTGGCTTGTTGACGTATGGCATCAGTGAGCTCCGTTGTGCGGGCACTCCGTGACCGGACAGTGCCGCTTGCACAGGCCGGACGGGCGCGGGTTCCACACGTTCGTTTCGAACGCTTTCTGCATCCTACCATAGTCTGCGAGCCATTTGCCCCACATAATTGCTTCTGCGCTGACCTCGTAGCTGTCTTTTATGAGGTCGTTGGCGATGACGAACAGCAGGCCGGCACGCACCCGCTTTACCTGTGGGTAGTGCTTGAACACCGCGAGCGCCATCAACTCCAGCTGCCCCTTGTCTGCGTAGCGTGCAGACTTCCCGGTCTTGTAATCCACCACCCATGCACTGTCGGCGTCGAGGATGATGAGGTCTGCGATGCCGCGGAACCACACCTCCTTAGCAAAGAAGCTGCACGGGTCTAGGTTCTCGGTCAGCCCTAGCTTCTGCTCACATATCTTCTCCCCCGGCTTCGCCCTGAGGGACTCCAGCGCCTTGGCCGCAAACGCAAACTTCCCCGGTATGGGGGTGCCGTCGCGCATGAACTCCTCCGCCGCCTTGTGAAACTCGGTGCCATACCGCATGGCCTCGGTCTCTTGGAACGGGAACTGCTTGAGCACGTTCACATGGTAGAACTGCTTAGGGCAGGTCTCGAAGGCTTTCATCTTGCTGAACGACCAAGGCGCTGCGCTCACTCACAATCTCCGTAGCTTTTTCCGACGCCTGACTCGCAGTCCACCGGCAGCCCCGGTGCCCACTCGGGGGGTCGCCGCATCTCTGCCTCGATGAACGCCTGCGCCTCGGGCACCTCCTCGTCGCGGACGAGGCACACGATGCTATCGTGAACAGTTAACACTACGCGATACGTCTTGGCAATCCTCAACATCTGCTCGCCGATGATGCAGCGCGCTACGCCCTGCGTTACGTTCTCCACAACCTTCCCGCCGTATATACGCGTGCGGCCCTGTCGGGTGTTGTAGTGGAACTGCACGCCCTTCTCGGTCTCGTCGAACCGCAGGTCGTCGTAGCGCACGATCAGGCCCGACGGCAGGCGGATACCGGGTGCGTCCGGCACCACCTCCAGAAGTCCGTGGACGTCTATCGGTGACGTGTCACCACGCGACATAGCTACGAGGGCGTTCTGCGCGTTACGCCACAGCTGCACGATCTTCCAGTTGGTATCCCGATACACGTTGATGATTCGGCGGGCCTCGTCGAGCGGGAGCTCCACAGGCGGGAAGCCGTTTTTCAGTGCGTCTTGGAACTTCGGCGCCCCCATGCCGTAGCCGCATCCGAGCACCGTTGTCTTGCCGACGTGCCGCTCCTGCTTGTCGATCTCGCCCTCATCTTTGCTGTAGATCGCCGACGCCATCTTCTTGTAGACGTCCTGTTTGTTAGCGAAGGCACTAACAATGTCGTCCTGCCCAGCCAGCCACGCGAGCACGCGGGCCTCGATCTGCGATGAGTCGGCCTCGATCAGTGTGTAGCCCTCGGGTGCGACGATAGCCTTCTTGATCTGCTTGGCGTTAGGCCCGCGGCTTGGCAGGTTCTGCAGGTTGATACTGTCCGAGTTGTGCACGAGCTTTCCGTTAGCCACAAACCGGTGCCGGGGGCCGCAGTTGCGTATGTCATACACTGGTACGAGCATATTTCGTTCTCCCTAATATCTCTTCATCGGTGGCGCCTTGCTTTATCCATAGGCGCACGGTTTCATAGGTTAGATCGGAGCGCTGCTGCATGAGCACCCGAATCCGCTCTCCCGCCTTAGTGCGTATATACGTACGCTTGTTGCGGGCCTGTTCGCTGTATGTAGCCCACCGGAGGTTTCCCGGTTCGTAGTGTCGGTTGTTGTCGATACGGTCGAGACTGAACCTGCCTGCCGGTCGAGGGCCTATGTTCTTGAGCAGCCACTCCGCACCGGCGCGCACAGACGGGAATCGAAACTCTATACCCCGAAGCCCGTAGCCCGCGTACTGGCTACAGTTGGGGTTCGTGCATCGTTGCTTGGCTCCCGACAGTATGTTCAGCACAGACCTGACCGCAGCAGCGCCGAACTCAGATACAAGATGGTCTTCTCGCTTGGCGACCGCGGCCACCGCCGCGGTCGAAGCGTTCTTAGCCAGCTGCACGCGTAGGTCTGGCGGCAGTCTAGCCATCCTCAACCTCACACTACATGACCGACAGCTGCGCGATTTTCCTGCTAACAACTCAGCAACACGCACTTGTGCTTCGCGCCCGCAGGTACACCGACAGCGGACCTTACTCTTCGTACTCACTAACCCAGTGTCGAGCCGAGTCCACAGCGTCTTTGTCAGGGATGCCTGCAGTTTGGATGTTGTGGCCTCCCGCTTTCGCGTCTCGTAGGCTAATCTCTCCGGCGTCTGTAAATACGACATGGTCCTCGGTCCCCCGCACTCCGTCCCACTCGATGACCTCGGCGTAGCCGCTGAATACAACACCGTCATGTGCGACGAACTCCACGCCATCCCACACAAGGTCGTCAGCCAGTACATCGACGATCTTCTTCTTGCAGACTCCGCGAGTTTTGTCAAACACCGTTACCTCTGTATCGGCAACTAAGCAACCACCCCAGCGCCCCGTGTGTGCTGCGTAGTATCGGATAGGCACCGGTAGGGTGCCCCGCTCGGCGATGTTGATGAACCGCTGCGTGCGGGTCTCCTCCAGCGTTGACTTGTTACCCAGTCTTGCGGCGACCAGCGCCTGCACCCGTGCGTCCTCATGCTCCAGCAGTGCCTTGAACTCCTCGTCGCTCTTGGCAAACGCGAAGGCTTCCTTGCCAGTCGTGGGGCTAAGTTTCGTCGGAGGGCTCACGCTTAACTGCGTCAGCAGCTGTGCAAACTTCGGGTTGGACATGAGGTCTGCCTTGTCCGTCACCCCTGCGTCCACCAGCAGCTGCTCTTTCATCTTCACGGTGGCGTCGAGGTGCTGCTCCAAGTGCGGGCGGTCGAGCTCCAGCACCGGCTCAGTGAACATGCGTAGCGTCAGGTCGATCAGCTTGAGCTCCTTTTTCGGGAAGCCCGCACCCATCTTGTGAAACAGCTTGTAGGTCAGCTCCACGTCGTTGACGCAGTAGTCCCCATACCGGCTGAGTTCTTCCTCGGTGAAGTCCCGGCGGCGCTTACCCAGTGCGTTGAGCACCTCAGTGCCCTTGGCACCCAGCCCGTAGCGTTCGACGAGCACCTTGAGGCTCCCGCCTACCTCGGTGCCGTGCAGGGCGCGCGCCATGGACAGCGTGTCCAGATACGCCTTGGGCCTGATACCGAACCGCCACGACAGGATGGCGCCGTCGAACATAGTGTTGTGCGCCAGCAGGGCGGAGTTCTCCCAGTCGAACCCGCGCAGGTATGTGGCGATCTGCTCCATGCTTCCGCTGGCCCACTCGGTGGGGTCGTTGCCCACCTTCACACCAACACCGATCACCTCGAACATGGGGTCGCGGATGTATTCCTCGGTGGTAATCTTGGACAGTGAGTACTCGCGACTGTAGTAGGTCTCCATGTCAAGTGTTATGATGTTCATATGCCCGCCTCCTCGATCTCTCGGCACTCCCCTGCGATGGCAGCGTAAGCCGCGGCATCGGTATAGTTGTCGGGGTGATAGCCCGGCTGGCACGAGCGGGCGATCTTCTGCAGCACGTTCATCCACGCTACGGCTTCGGCGTCGAGACGCTCGTTGCCCCGGACGGAGAGGTAAGCATCCCACAGCACCGCACAGTCTGACAGGTTACCATACGGGGGTCCGTAAGCCTTGTTGCGGTCGCCCGCTGTCAGCTTGATTGCTGTCTCCAGTGTCTGCACCCGGCGGGGTGCTTCGGTGTTCGTATCAGTAGCCATAGTTGGTCTCCTCCAGTTTTTGCTTCACTCGGTTGATGCGCCAGTACAGATAGCGCTCTGCTAGTTTGAAGAAACGGGGGTAGAACCACCCGTCCGCCACTAGGTATGCCACGGTGACGTTCACCCGTGCATCTTCCAGCTTGGCCAGCTTGGCCTCAAGTCTTGTCATCGACGCTCCCCACAGCCCAGAATACGGTCACGAACCCTGCGTTCTTCTTCCTTACTTCCTTCCGTCCGACCAGCCGCTCGACGGCGTGCCGCACAGCCTGACGCGACATACCGATGTGCTCTGCGATCTGGAGGATAGACAGCTCCTTGTTCGCCAGCAGCTTCAGCACGAGCTCATCCGTTGCGTTGTTTGCACGCCCCACTGCGCTACCGGTCAACTTCTTCTCCGGCAGTTTCGGTGCACCTACCAGCTCGGGGTCACGCCCCTTTTTTGGTGGCAGCTTGTCTGCACGGAACCTGTTGATCTCCTCGTCACGCTTGCGGTGCATGATCTTGGCGATCTTCTCTTCGAACTTCGCTGCCAGTGCTGGCTTGATGTTGTATGCGGGTACGATCAGTTCCATCACACATCCTTCCACGGGTCTGGGTTCTTCAACACCTCCGCGATCCTCCTGACCTCTTCCGCCTTCGTTGTCATCGGCCCGGACAACTCCGGGTCCACTTGCAGCAGCCGGTTGGCTGCCTTGCTCCACAGATCACGCCAATACTCGGCGCGCTCCTGCCAGAAAGTGGCTTGCTGCCGCAGTTCTTGGTTCTCGCGCTTGAGGTCGTCGGTCATGGGTTGTCCCCTTCCAGTTCTGCGAGTGTGGTGTTTAACAACACACTCATAGGGTCTGATGGATGCGCCACCTCATCAAACATGTCTCGGCACAGAACCAAAACCTTCACCGCCTTCGCCAGCTTGGCCTCCAGCGCCTCAATGCGGTCGGCTGATTCGGAAACGTCAAACACATCAGCTATGCAGTTATTGTCCATTATCGGATGCTTTGCTGCAGCCCGCAGCTTCTTCACCAGATCGTTGTCGTCGGTCATGGCTTGTCTCCCTTCAGTTCTGTGAGGGTGGCGCGGGCCTGCATGATCGACCGCCAGCAGCACCAGATGTCGTGTGATACGCCAGCGCCATGCCTGACAAGCGCGGCAAGCGGGTC